GAACCTCTGAGCATGAGCGTCGTCCAGCGCCCGATCACGATCAAGTCCTGGGGCGGCATTGACAATGTCAGCCCGACGGGGTCCGCGGCGGAGAACCGTTTCCAAGAGATGACGAGCGTGGAGATCCTGAACAGCGGCGCGGTCAAGCGCGCTCAAGGGTGCCGCGTCATCTCTGCTGGCTCCGGGCGTCATTCTGCCTTCTCCGACGGCCAGCACATCCACTTCCGCGAAAACACGGGCCTGTACCGCCTCGAGCACGACGGCAGCACGACCTTGCTGGACAACGGCTTCACGACTGCCGGTGGGCGGGTTACCTACTATCAGCACTTCGATCGGACATTCTATTCGGACAACCTGAAAAACGGGGTCATCCAAAATGGCGCAGCCCGCTCTTGGGGCCTGACGCCTCCGCCGCTGCCCACGGTCGCCAACGACATCGGGGACCTGATTCACGGCCGCTACCACATCGGCATCACCTACATCCGCAACGACGGTCAGGAGAGCGGGACCAGCGGCCTCGCTGCGGTGGACTGCACCGGAGGGCTCAGGATTCGCGTGGCACCGTCTTCGGACTCCACGGTTGCCTACATCGGGGTCTACATCACCTCGGCGGGCGGCGACGTGCCGTACCTGCAGGCGAAGCTGGCGAATGAGTGGCGGCAGTTCCGGATCGGCAGCGGGGTCGGTTCGGGCCGTCCGATCGACACCAACCTCTGTTCCGCCCCGCTGCCCTGCTCTGCGATCGCTGAGTACCGCGGGCGGCTGTATATGGCCGTCGGGCCGAATCTCTTCTTCTCGCGCTCCGGCAACCAGTACGAGCTGGTTGAGCAGCTCGATCGCTCCTTCCTTCCGTTTGCCGAGGACATCACCAACATCCTCCCAGTGGACGACGGCCTTTGGGTCACGACGGTCAAGCACTCCATGTTCATCCAAGGCACGGACCCCCACGAGGGCGGCGGATTCGTCGTGAAGTTCAAGCAGAAGATCAACGGCAAGAAGCGTTCCGGGCAGAGCGTGGACGCCGACGTCATCACGTCCCGGGTGCTGATGCAGGGACGCCTGGCTGTGTGGACGTCGGATTCCGGGGTCTGCTTCGGCGGGCCTGGAGGGTACTTCAAGAACATCACGGGAGGCTACTTCCACCCCAACCCTTCGGTGAACGGGATGTCGTTCGCGCGTTCGCACAGTAATCTGGACCAGTACTTCTTTGGAGTTTTGGCCTCTGACCTGGTGGGCAGGATGGTCCTCCCCGCCATCACAATGAACCACACGTCGTAAAGGAGATCGCGCGATGACTCTGAGAATTTCCACCGGGCTTCGGAACATGCAGGCGGGTATCAACACGAATCTCGTCTCGAACGGCACGTTCGACACCGTTACGACGGGCTGGACCGCTGCGGCGGCATCGCTTTCTGTGGCAAGCGCGGCGATGCGTGTGACCTCGAGCGGAAACGCGCTTGGGCAGGCATACCAGGCGATCACGACGAAGGTCGGCCATCTGTACAAGGTCGTCTTCTCGTTCAAGGTCGGCACCGCCGCGGCCGGCAAGTTCCTGATCGGCACGACCTCGGCGGGCGGCGGGACGGTTCATCACGACTCCGGGGCGCTCTCCGACGCTGCCCTGACTGCGCACACCGCGTTCTTCATCGCGACCACGACCACGACCTACCTCGTCTGTGAGACCACGGACCCGACCACGGGCGAGTACAGCGACTTCGACACCATCTCCTGCGTCTGTCAGAGCCACTCGCTTCAGGACGCGCTGAAGTACAGCAAGGCCAAGTTCTACACCGGCACGCAGCCGGCCACGCCCGATCTGGCCCCGACCGGGACGCTGATCTGCGAGATGAAGAACGGGAGCGCGGGCATGACGTTCGACGATGCGGTTCTTGGGGTTCTCGCCAAGCCTGCCGGCGAGACGTGGAACGGCGTGTGTGGCGCCAGCGGCACGGTCGGTTGGGGGCGCATCTGTCACATCGACGACCTCGAGACCGAGAACGCGCTCGAGGCTCGGGTGGACTTCCGCGTCTCGACCAGCGGCGCGGAACTCAACTTCACTTCGGTCGCGTGGGACTCCGGTTCGACGCAGGGCACGTCGGGCCTGCCCCTGACCGTTCCCATCTCAGCATAACCGGGTTTAGCTTCGGCCCGCCGTCGCTGATTGGTGGCGGCGGGCCGTGAAAGGTGGTGCCAGAGATGGCGTTTTGGAAGGCCCTGAGTCTGTCTGCCCTGTCGTGGCGTGGGATCACTGTCAACGCAGACGGCGACGTGTACGCCGCGGTCAACGGCGGCGACATCTACAAGCAGACCGCGGGCGTTGGCAGTTTCGTTGGGCTGTCTCAGGCGTCCTTGTCGTGGTACGGGCTTGCTGCTGCTCCGAACGGCAACGTGTACGCCACGCTCACATCCGGCGACATCTACATGCAGACCTCCGGGTCTGGCAACTTCGTCGGTCTCGGTCAGACCTCCCGGTCCTGGCGTGGCATCTGTGTGGCCCCGAACGGCGATGTCTACGCCGTGGTGTCCGCTGGCGACATCTACAAGCAGACCGCTGGGGCTGGCGATTTCGTGGCTCTCAGCCAGACCTCCCGGGCATGGCTCGGCATCTGTGCAACACCGAACGGTGACGTCTACGCCGCGGTCAACGGCGGCGACATCTACAAGCAGACTGCTGGGGCTGGGGACTTCATCGCCCTCAGTCAGACCTCCCGGGCGTGGCGGTTTATGGCCGCGACGTCCAACGGCGACGTGTACGCCGCGGTCGATGTCGATAACATCTACAAGCGGACGGGCGGGACGGGGAACTTCGTCTCGCTCTCGGTCACCGCCGGTGCGCTTTCGTGGTTCGGTGTCGGCGCAGCGCCGAACGACATGGTCTACGCCACGGCGAGCGGCGTGGACATCTACACTCAGCCCGCTCCCGGCGTCCCGGGCGTAATGTCGCTTGGGCCGATTTCGTTCACCTTCACCGACGGCCAGCCCGGTGATATGTCCCTCGGGGCTATCTCGATGAATCTTGGCGCCCTCGGCGTGCCTGGTGACATGTCTCTCGGGGCGCTTATGTTCACTTTCGTCGGGGAGCCCGGCGAGATGAGTCTTGGTGCCATTTCAATGTTGCAGGCTGGCCTGCCTGGCAGTTACGGCGTGCCTGGTGACATGTCTCTCGGGGCCATCTCGCTCAGTTACCCCGGAGTTGTTGGCGGGGTTGGCATGCCTGGTGACATGTCTCTCGGGGCTATCAGTCTGTACGGGACATTCGGGTTTGGAATGGTTGGCGATCCGGGCACGATGGCCCTCGGTGCCATTTCGCTGCTGGCGACCGGATACGGAGAGTTCATCGGGACGCCCGGAACTATGCAGCTCGGGCCGGTGGCGCTGTACCTCGCGGTCCAGAACGGGCTTGACGCCGCCGCGCAGGAGTACGTCATCTATGCCATGAACTTGAAGACCGGGGCGGTGACCTCGCTACCCTACGCGGTTGACTCGTTCTGCGAACTCGACGGGCTGCTCTACGCCTGCGGTCCCGCCGGGATCATGGTCTTCGAGGGCGCCGATGACAACAACGGCGCGGCGATCAACGCGCGCATCGCGAAGAGCGGGATGGACTTCGGCACGAGCAAGCTGAAGGTCATCACCGACTTCTTCATGCGGTGCCGCACCCGGGGGTCGATGAAGATCACGTCGTCCTCGAGCCGGGCCGTCAACTCAAAGACGGTTGGTGATGGGACGGACACTCTGCACGAGTTCAAGGCGGACCTCGCTCGGGGGGTTCGCGGCAGTGAACTCGGGATTGCGATTGAGAACGTGGATGGCGAGGATTTCGAGATCAGCGAACTCGAGTACGTCGTGGAAGTCTCGGCCAGTCGGCGTGGGCACCAGTAGATGGCCGACCTCATTCGCAAGACCGCTGTTGGCCCCGGGGCTGAGGTGCTTGCGAACCGCGGGCGGAAGTTTCTGAAGTACGTCGAGGGCCTGCCGGACTTCTTTGGTGGCAACGAGATAATGAACCAAGCGTTCAAAAACGCGATGGCGAATCGCACGATCAAGCTGCAGGACGGTTCGGTAGTGCAGATGCGAAGAGGTCCGATCAGCCGCGTGGTGGCGACGACGCCCGGCGCCGCGGCGCAGGCCGTTCAGGGCGACAACCTGTACGTTGCAATCGACGCCTGGACTATCGAGGCTACGGTCGTGGATGACGGCGAGCCCGTCGCGACGGCCCGGACTCGCGTGGGCATTCTGATCTCCAAGGCCGACGATCTGCGATCGTGGCGGCTCGTGACCGGCACGTTTTCAGGGTTCACCGCGTTGGACGTTGACGTCAACGAGCTGGTTCCGATCGGCGGTGGGTTCAGTGAGGTCGTGCCGCGGAACACCACGGCGAGGAATCCCGTCAAGACTGGAGTGTCACCGTACCAATACACACTCACCGAGGTCTCGAACTTTCCGCCGGTCAGAACCTTCACCGAAGAGAAGTGGCCGATGAACGTGCCGCTCTCTCCCCCGCAGTACGGCGCGTACAAGTGGATGAATGGTGCGACGGAGTTGGTGGCTGCGAACAGCCCACTGTATTCTGCTACTGTCACGGAGACATCCCACGGCGGGCTGTACTACGACCACGACGTCGTCGGGACCCTCACCGCCGAGGACTACTATGAGGTTGTCAATGGGGCCTACGTTGCTGCCGACGATCACGGGTTACTGTGCTTGAAGATGACGTGTAGCATTCCGTTCACCGCGCACAAGAACGGACTGACCGACCCCACCACATACGGCGGCTACTATCTTGGACTAGGTCAGGCGGATTCGATCCCGTACACGTCTGCGAATCCCGCTGCGGCGTATGGGCAGGGAAACTACGGGACGTTGGTTCTCAGAATCAACGGGGTCGAACACGTCATTGACGATGCACTTACTTACGATGGGGATGTCTGGACGGCCTACTTTTACAGCGGCGGGCAGGCCGGTACGAAGTTCCTGTTCTCTCGCGCGGCGTACGAGGACAACCCATCGTACAACTGGAACAGTCTGCGCCATCTGGCAGTTGGGGTCGTTGGGGCCAATGGGCTGATCACCCAGAAGATATTCTCCCCCGAGGGCGCGGTTGCCCGGAGCTTCGGGCACAGCGACCGGCTCGTGAAAGTGCTTAACACGAGCTCGCTCGGTGCGATATACTCCTTTGGCGGCGCACAGCTAGTGCGTCGGGCCTAGTAGAAGAAGACGGAGGTAGCGGACAATGGCAAACTTACCGAGCGCCGGCCCGATGACGGGAATCCCGGGGCAGGTCCAAGACATCCAGGGGCTCGTCGTCACGCAAGCCGTGGAGGTCTTCGACGCGATGCAGGACCTCGCTGCGGACGCCACGTCCAAAGCCCTTGACGCAAATCTCGCTGTTGACACCAGTGGCCTCCCGACCGCCCCCATCATGCCGGATGTCACGCTCACGGTTGAGGACTTCGCTGCGGCGATCACCTACCTCGAGGCGCTGCGCACCAGTCTGCTCTCGCCGCCTGTGTACCCGGCTGATTACGCAGAGGTCGAATATTCCTCGACGCTCCTGACCGCATTGGTGAATCTGCTGTACTCCGACCTGGTCAATGGTGGCTACGGGATCGACGAGGACGACGAAGAGAACCTGTGGAACCGCGCTCGGGAGCGGGTGTTGAAGGAGTCCCAGTCGGAGATGGACGGCGCCACGCGGCAGTTCGCCATCGCAGGCTTCCCCATGCCGACCGGCGCGGCCCAGAAGGCGATCCAGGCCGTGCAGCAGAAGGCGTCGGAGGCGATTGCCACGGCGAATCGCGACATCTCGATCAAGCGGGCCGACATGTACGTTGAGAATCGCAAGCACGCGATCTCCGCTTCCGCGGACCTCGAGAAGACCCGCATGGCGAACTTCAACTCCCAGATGGACCGCCTGCTCGAGAAGTGGAAGGCGAACAACACGAAGGTCACGGAGGACTACCGCATCCGGGCGCAGGTCTACTCCTCGATCGCCGGGGCCTACGTCTCGCTGTTCAGCGCCAACTCGGGATTGGCCCAGGCCCAGGCGCAGCTCGCTATTGGTGAGATCACGGCCAAGGTGGCGATCTACCGCGCCGAGATGGACAAAGTCTTCGAGGCTGCGAAGTTGGAGCTTGAAGGCAAGAAGACCGCGGCTCAGGTCTACATGGCGATCGCAACTGCTGCGATGTCCTCGATGAACGTGAACACGAGCATGGGCGCCGATGCCAACGCCGGGATGCAGTATTCGCACTCTGAAGACCACAACTACGATGAGAACGCATAGGGGGTGATGGGGATGGCGAGCGTGTGGGACACCGACTATTCAAAGGTACAGGACGAGACCGCCCCCGCGCCCGGCACGCGGACATTTCAGGTCAAAGGCCCCAGCCAGACGGAGCCGTTTTTCAAGGAGACCACGCCAGCGCCCCCCGCAGCTCCAGGCCCGGCGCCTCTCCCGAGGGCTCCCGGTGGCCCGCTCCCGCGCGACCTCATGGTCTCCCACGGCTCTCCCGTCGATCCCGGGACGTTGCGCGGCTCAGAGGGTATCATCATCCCCGGAGGCCCCGACGTAGACGCTGAGAACGGCGTGATCCTCCCCCGGCCCGGGGTCCCCCTGCTCACCAACCGAGCGGGCAGAATGGAGATCGGTCGGGTCCCCGGAGAGCGCGCACCGACGGGGCTCGACCCTGCGTGGGCTGCGGCGAACCCGATGACTCCGACCTCCGGTCCTCTTCCGGTCTCGAGCTACGACCCCGCCAACCCCCGCAAGCTCCAGCTTCGCACCGGGACCGCCACGGAGGTTGACCCCGTGGCGAACCGCGAGATGCTGCGGGGCATACTGACCTCCGAAGGCCCGGCGAACCAGTCGATGGTGGACCGCATCCTGGGGCGTGTCAGCTCGCGCCGCCTCTCGTCGGGCAACGACGGCAGCGCGGACTCCGAGTGGAATCAGCGCATGGCGACCGAGGGCGCAGGACCTGCGAACATCATCGGCCGCAACGGCCGGGTGTCCAAGAGCCTCGTGCGTCTGCAGGAGCAGCGGATGCAGGACGCCTCTGCGGGTCAGCGGCAGGAGTCGTCGAACGCTGCGGAACTCGAGCGCACGCTGATCTCGAAGGCTCTGGATCTCGAGCACGCCGGACGGACGGATGAGGCTGCGACGTTGCGGGCGCTGGCGCTCGAGGATCGTAAGGACACCCGGGAGGACAAGTCTCTGTCGTCCGCGGAGAAGATCGCGGGGATGCGAGTCGGGCAGCAGGAGGACGCACTCGATCTTCGCAGCCGCCTGGACGAGGAGCGCGGCACTCGGGAAGAGAAGCGTGACGAGCGCCGGGCGAAGCGTGAGGCCCAGCAGCGCATTGCTAAGGACTACGAGGTGGTCGCGGCCAAGGCCCAAGAGTACGGTGACCCCGTTCCGTCTCGTGAGGAGTATTCCCGTCAGCACCTTCTGGCCGAGGAGGCGGGGTATGCCACCGCCGCGGCTCAGGGCGAAAGAAAAGTGGTGCGTACGGGGACGATTAATGGTAGAAAGGTAGTTAAATATTCGGACGGTTCGACCGAGTACGCGGACTAGGGAGGACAACGAGTGGCTGCTACGATCGACGACACCAAAGTTCAGTGGGACGAAGCGCCGGCGATCGACGAATCCGCAGTAGCCTGGGACGACGCAGCCCCCCAGGAAGCACCCCCAGCGTCCACCCTCGACACCATCACCGCTCTGCCCCGCGGCGCCTACCATGGCGTCGTGCGCGGCCTTCCCGAGATGGCCGGCAAGGCCACGGAGTTCGCCGGGTCCTACCTCCCCGCGGGGATCTCAGAGCCCGTCCAGGCAGCGGGCAAGGCGCTCAGTGAGACCAGCCTCGTCCAGGGCCGGCTGACCCCCGCGGAACTCGAGCAAGAGCAGACCGCGGCCCAGAGTCGCACCGGCGCAGAGAAGATGCTCTTCAGCGCCGGCGAGATGCTGGGTCCGTCGCTGATCCCCGGCGGGGCATTCACCGGCGCCGCGCGCGGAGCCCTTGGCGTGGCGAAGATTGGCAAGCTGGCCCGCGCCGCGGCGAAGGCCGGCGACGTCGCGGAGACCGTGGCGCTTGGCGCCAAGGCCACCGCCAGAGCGAAGAAGGCCCTCAACATCGGCGCCGGCGCTGCGGCCGGGCTCTTCGGCGGCGCGCAGGCCCAGAACACCAGAGACACCGCGATGGCCCGGGCCGGGCAGCTCGAGGCCGAAGGTGACGTGGTCGGCGCGGAGAAGATGCGCGATCGAGCGTTCGGCGTTGCGCCGTTCGTCACCGGCGGTATCGAGGCCGCTGGTGAGTTCTTCGGGACGAAGTACCTCGGCAAGCTGCTCGGGGTTGACGTCGCCGAGAAGCTCATCGAGCGCGGCATCAAGCCCGGTGTCATCAAGTCATTCCTTCGGACCGTTGGCGTCGAGGTCGGGACCGAACTCGGGCAGCAAGGCGGTCAGGCCGCGGTGGAGAAGTACAGCGACATCCGCCCCGACGCCAACATCCTCGAGGAGATGAAGTCGGTCATCGGACCCACGGTGATCCTGACGGCGCTCACCGGGATCGGCGGCAACGCCGCGCAGTCGATCGCCCAGCGTGGTGGCAACGCGAAGATCCGCAACGTGTTGCTCACCGACGCTCAGACGCTCGGCATCCCCGATGCACAGACTTTGCCCAACGACCAGCTCGAGGAGCAAGTTTGGCGCGGCTACGCCGAGAAGTATGACATCCCCGATCGCGACACCGCGACGGTCGCCGACTTGCGCAAGCTGGTCCCTGAGTTCGCCGTCACCCGCGCCCGCGAGGCCATCGAGGCCAAGAAGGTCAGGGTCAGTGCCGGGCTTGAGGCGTTGGATCTCACCCGGGCGCCGGCGGCGGCTGCGGGCGGTCTGGATCTGGCGCCTGCGGCTGACCAAGCGGCGATCTCCCAGGGCTTCGACAGCGGTGTTGCTGCGCCGGCGTCGGCTCGCCCCGCGAAGACGAAGGCTGACGAAGGTCTTTGGTCCGTCCCGGAAGTGACCCCGGAAGTGACCCCGGAAGTGACCCCGGAAGTGACCCCGGTAGACCCCGCCGTCCTCGAAGGCCGGCGCCCTCTTGATCTCGCTGGTGTGTCGCGCGCTCCTGTCGCGGCCCAGCAACCCAATCAGCCACCCGCGACGGCACCTGTGGCTGCGGCCCAGCAACCCAATCAGCCACCCGCGACGGCACCTGTGGCTGCGGCCCCTGTCGGCCGGGCGAACGGGGAGGTCCTTTCGACTCCCCAGGCTGACCTACTTGGTGCCGAAGACTCGGCACAGCAGTTGGGCACCTTGACCCCCGGGGCGGTCGCTCCGGTACAGGGAGACGAAGATGGACAACGTGGAACCGAAGTGTATCCTGCTGTCCCTAGACTTCTGGGAGAGCGTGGACGATCCGAAGCACCCAGCGCACAAGGGGGCGCTCAAGTATCTCGAGACGCAGCCGAAGTTAAAATCAAAGGTGTCGCCAGCCGATACTTCGGACTCGACGAAGGCACCGTCAGCGTAGTCGAGCCCGTGAAGTCCCCGACCAGCGAAGTGATCGCCGCGGTCAGCAAGGTCACCGGGCGCCGGGTGTACTTCGTGCGTGGGCTGGAGGGTCGCACGGACGGCGTTGCGGTTGACGGTGACGTCTACCTCAGCGAAGAGACCGGCCGTCCGCTCCTCGTCGCCTTCGGCCATGAACTGTCACACACGGGGACCCCGGAGGCGGAGGCGCAGTACCTCAGTGCCCTGATGGGCGCCGTGGACAAGAAGAAGTACGCTGCGTTCGTGGCCCAACAGCGCAAGCTGTACCGCAGCCATGGCCAGAAGCCGCTGTCGCCCGCCAGGACGCTGCAGGAGTTCGGCGCCGACTTCCTCGGCGAGCAGATGACGACCACGGAGTTCTGGGAGCGCTTGAAACAGAACGATCGCAGCGTCTACCGCAAGATCGTCACCCGCGTGCTCGAGATGCTCAAGGCCATCGGCATCAAGACTCAGCCGATGGCGCACTACTTCGGCGGCAACGGATCGGCCAACATGGCGAAGGCCGTCAAGGCGGCTCAGACTTATTTTGAGTCGCTGGCTGCGCCGGCTACGCAGGGCGCCGCGGCTGGGCCTGAGTTCGCCCTCGCCACCGACGAGCAGCTCGTGCGCGATCTCCAAGCTCAAGAGCAGACCCTCGCCCCCGGCGCCCGGCGTCAGATGGTGATGCAGCAGCGCGTCGAGGCCGAGGCCAGGGTGCGCAACGCCAAGCGGCTTGGGGGCGCGCGGAATGAGTTTGGGGGGGATGAGGCGAGGTTTGCCCTTACGCCCGAGCAGCAGGAGTTGTCCCTCGACGGGCGGGAGATAGCGGCGTACCTCCGTCCTGACGGTGCCGTCGTGGTGGGCGCGGACCACTCTGGAATGCCGTCCCACAAGGACAGCCAGTATTCGGCAACGCGGCGTGGAGTGTTTCTGACGCGGGACGCCACGCTCAAAGACCGCATACGGGGTCTCCCCGACGGTCAGGGGGAGATCGTTGCGCCCCCCGGTCTCGGGCAGTTTGTTTCGGTGGAGGAGGCTCAGAAGACCAAGGGGGACTACTTTGCCGCGGCCGAGCGCGTTGCCCAGCCCGAAGACCGCCGCTCTGCCACCACCGATCGCCGCGCACTGATCGACGAAATCATCGCCTACCACGTCCGCCCGGTCACCGAGTTGCGGGAGATGAGCGACGAGAAGCTGACCGAGCTTCGGGACTACCTCGTGAAGCGGGAGCAGGATGGGACGCTGACCAGGGGCGCGGGGCCGGTGAGTCAGGCCCGCTTCGCCCTCACCCCCAAACAGCGCGAAGCCAAACTCAAGGACATCCGCGCCAAGCTCGACGCGCTGACTCAGACGAAGGACCCCCGCAAGGCCGGGTTCATCCTCCCCGATGGCAGGATGATGATCAAGCGCGGGGACGAGCATCGCATGACGTTCGGCGACGGCGCGGAGGGCAGCATTGAGGACCTGTACATGGCGCTTCAGGATGGGGCTGTTCGGGTGGACTACCAGTTCGGTGTTGTGGACATCGCCAGTGCCCCGAATCCCGAGGTCATCGCCGGCATCCGCGAGTTCGTGGGCGCCCAGAAGTACGGTGCCCAGGTCGGTCTGGAAGAGGGAGATCGGAAGGACTACCTCCGATACCCGCCGGGCACCGCCGCGGAGACCGTTATACGTGACATCAAGGTGTTCTACGGCCAAGCCCCGAAGTTGGCGTACAAGTCGCCGCTGGCGGAGTTCAGGGGTGGGCAGGATGATGCGATGTTCGCCCTCCCCCAAGGCGAAGCCGCCGACGAGGGCCTGGGCCTCAAGCTCTCACAGCCGACGCGCTTCGAGAACAGTGTTCAGCGCAAGTACCAGAACAAGGACCTCGACATCGAAGTGCTGGTCAACGAGATGCAGGAGTTCATCGGCAAAGAGCTGCCGGAAGACCGCAACCCGTGGCTGCGTTCGCAGCTCTACCGCGCCCGGACCTCCGAGGCGATCAAGCACTTCAACGACAAGCAGGTCAATCCGCTGATCGCGAAGCTGCAGAATCACCACATCACAACCGAGCAGATGGACGAGTTCCTCATCATGCGCAGGGCCGCGGACTACAACGCCCACGTCGCCATGATCAACCCCGACATGCCGGCGAAGCTGGACACCGGCAGGGATGCCGGCTCGGGGTTCAGCCAGAAGATGATCGACGAGTATTTCAAGGCGCTGACTCCTGTCAAGCGAAAGGTGTATGACAAGCTCGCCGCCGAGGTCGATGCCTGGCGTACCGACATGCAGGAGATCCTCGTAAAGTCAGGCCTCGAGACCAGAGACACGATCAACATCTGGAACTCCACGGACCCCAACTACGTGCCGTTCCATCGCGAGAAGTACGCAAAAGAGATGCACAACGCCACCGGCAAAGGCACCAACGTCAGGGGCGAGTTCAGCCGGCGCGTGTTGGGCTCCAACGAGAAGATATTCAGCCCGTTGGCCGGGATGGGGCTGGCGATGCACCGCGCGATTACGCTCGCCGAGAAGAACCGCGTCAGCCAGAGCGCGTGGGCGCTAGCCGTTGAGAACCCCAATGAGGACATCTACACCCCGATCGACTTCAACAAGAACGACAGCGTGGACGTTAAGCAGGCGTGGGCTGCGATCGAGGCTGCAGAGGTCAAATTCAACCAGGTCTGGGGCGCGGCGTACTACCAGAAGATCAAAGAACTGCGAGACGGTGGTTCCCGGAAGCCTACTATTCTAACTGCCCTTCAGGATCTTGGGCTCTCTCAGGACAGTGCGGCTAACGTCTACGCAGACGCTCGGAAGATCCTGGCCTTGGAGACCAAGTACACCAGACTACGCAAAGCCCAGGCCACCAGCGCCCCGAAGATCATCGCCGCGCTGCGCAGCCTCGGCCTCTCCCATGAGGACGCCGTCAACGTCTACGCCGAGCCCCAGGTGCGTAGGGTCAACCCCCGCACCGGCATGGTGGAGGTCACCCGCAACCCGTTCATCCAGAACGCCGAGAACGTGTTGAACCTGCGCATCAACGGCGAAGACAAGATCCTGATGTTCAACACCGAGAACGAGCGTGGGATGCAGGTGCTCAAGGCGCTGAAGAACGAGGACGTCGGCTCGATCGATGGCTTCCTCTCCACCGCGGCCAAGGCCACACGGTGGATCGCCAAGGCCAACACGCAGTGGAACCCGCTGTTCGGCTTCCGCAACTTCATGCGCGACTTCTCGACAGCGATGCTCAACTTGTCCTCCACCCCACTGGCGGGCAAGCAGACCCAGGTAGCGAAGTACGCCACCTCCGCCCTCCGGCACCTGTGGATCGACGCCCGCGCCGAGCGCGACGGCAAGCCCCTGCCGGACAGTCAGCTCAAGGGTTTGCTGACCGAGGCCCGTGAGGACGGCGTGCCGACGGCATACCGCGACATGTTCGACAACGCCAAGCAGTACCAGGAGTCATTGATCGCAGCGTTCAAGTACGACGCCAATCAGGGCGCCGCGGTTCGCGCACGCAACATCGGCAAGGCGTTCGCCGGCGTGCTGGAGGACTACAACGCCGTCACTGAGATGGCGTTCAGGTTCGCCACCTACCGCGCGGCGCGCGAGGCCAACGTCGGCGGCGATGGTGCGAACGGCCCCAACACCAGGGCCAAGGCGGCGTTGCTGGCGAAGGACATCACTGTCAACTTCGACCGCAAGGGGCAGAACTCCAGCCAGATGGGGGCGCTGTACGCCTTCTTCAACGCCTCGATGCAGGGCACCGCAAGGCTCAAGAGGACGATGATCGGCGCCAACGGTCTGCCCAGTAAGACCGGGATGCAGACCGCGGCTGGGGGCATCCTGTTGGGCGTGCTGCAGGGCGCGATGCTCAGGGCGATGGGCGTCGGGGACGACGACGAGCCCCGGCAGTACGAGCGCGAGAAGAACCTGCTGATCCCCAACCCGTTCAAGGCCGGCGACTGGATCAAGATCCCGATGCCGCTGGGCTTCAACGTGCTGCCCAACATCGGCCGCATCGCGTTCGAGACGTCGATGTCCGGGGAGCCGACGAAGCGGCTGATCGACCTGCTGGGCTCGGTGGCGGACACCTTCAACCCGCTGGGCTCCGAGAACAACCCGGTGCAGATCGTCAGCCCCACCGTGATGGACCCCTTCACCAACCTGCTGGCGAACCAAGACTGGAACGGTCGGCCGATCTACCGCGAGAACTTTGATAGGCTCCACCCGGAGAGCGGTCCCAACCGCAGCCGAGAGGACGCTACGGCGCTTTCACAGTTGCTGGTGACCGGGCTCGACTGGGCGACGGGTGGACGAGAGAACGTCCCCGGCAAGCTGTCGTTCACCGCGGATGCCGTGGACTACCTGGCCGGGTACGTTGGGGGTGGTGCAGCCCGCGAGACCATCAAGGCGACTCAGTACCTCTACAACAAGGCCACCGGCGGCGAGGGCCTGCCGGCGTACAAGACCCCGGGGATCGGCGGGTTCCACACTGACACCACCGACCTCCGGGGCGCGGCGAGTACCTACTTCGCCAACACCGAGCGTGTCTACGAGGCGATGACGGCACTGGACTACCGCAAGGCGAACCGGCTGGGGACCTCGGGGTTCTATGAGAAGTACCCCGAGGGCCGGCTGATCGGCGTGCTCAAGGACACCAAGCGCCAGCTTCGGGAGTTCAAGCAGACCCACGACGTGCTGATGCTGCGCAAGACCCGAGTCGAGAAGGGGTCTGCCCCCGATCGTGCGCAGCAGCTTGAAGTGGTGAAGGAGAGGCTCAAGAGGGTTGAGACTCGAAAATTGGAGGCGATGCAGCGTTTCAACGTGCGAGTGAAAGCCGCCGCACAGAAGGCTCGCGAAGCCAAGGACCGTTCCATGGTGGTGGGGAGGTAAGGCGGTGGCAAAAGACAACGACGGAATCATGACCGTGGCCGCGTGCCGGGAAGTGCAGACCCAATGTTCTGGCGCGCTGCACTCGCGCATGACCGGCATCATGATCGACCTGGCGCTAATCAAAAAGCATCTCGGTATCAACGGACAATACGCCGTCGAGCCGTTCCGTACCAGACGAGAGTCCGATGGTCCAGCAGAGGAGCACGAGCATCAGCGCGGGCAAGACGTGGTCGTCGGGTACAAGGGCGACACCATCAGCTTTCCCAAACCGCCAAAGTGGATGGTGTTGGGGGCTGTTGGTATTTTCCTTCTCGCGGGCGCGGGAATACTGCTGCTCATCCAGACCAAAACCGACCTGGAGCAGATCAAGCGGTTTCAAACCCTGAACAACTCGCAGGCGTCTCAGGGGCGGCAAGAAGCCCGCGAGGACAGCGCCAGAATTGAAAGGAAGGTTGACGCGCAATGAACAAGCTCGACAGGTTCTGCGAAGCTATCTGGAGTTTTGAGGGTTGGGCACCGGGTGGTAGGTCCTACAGAAATTCAAATCCTGGGAACCTCCGGCGCTCCGTCATTCAGTCTGGCACCTCTGGGGGCTACGCTGTGTTCGACACCTTCGCCCACGGCTGGGCAGCGCTGATCGCTGATGTGACGTCGAAGTGTTCGGGACGCACGGCCACCAAGCTCACTCCGCAGTCCACCATCAAGGAGTTCTTCGAGGTCTACGCTCCGGCCGCGGACAGCAATCACCCACTGGCGTACGCCAGGTACGTGGCAAACCGGGCGAACCTCTCGATCGAAGACACCCTGGGCTCGCTGCTGGAGCCCGAGGCGTGACCTGGAAACAGTTCGGCGTCTACGGAATCGCCGTGTCGCTCGCACCCATCGTCGGCATGGGGCTCGCAGCGATCGCCATCCGCGTCGTCACCGGGAGGTGGTAAGTGGAAAAGCCTCTGCTGGCCCGGCAGTGTGAGTGCCCGACCTGCACGTCCCGCACGATCGCCGTTAACGCCGGGCACTGGAGCACCGCCGACGGGCACATCTACTGCCTGCCGTGCGCTGAGGGGCAGAGTTTGCAGGCGTTAAGCGACATGGCGGGAGCGCTATTGTGAGCCTCGAGGTGTCGTGTTACACTTGCCGGTGGCACGCTCAGGAGCATTGGGTTCGGGTGTGTTTGCTGTGCGAGAACTTGTCGAAGTGGGAGCCGAAGAAGGCGGGGGTGCTGGCGTGAAGACCTGTGAAATCTGCGGAGCGACGTACCCGAAGCATCTTCGGGCTTGTCCGTCGTGCGGGGAAGGATGTGTATCATGAGGGTGAGACACTGCGCCGGTCTGGCGCTCGTTGTGGTGCTGGCGGGTAGTGGGTGCGCCACGGTGTGCTCGAGCCTGAGCGGTACGGCCAAGGAGCTGTGCGAGAAAGTCAACAAGCCCCCGGCGCCAGAGCCCCCGGTTGAAGTCGCTTACCTCGTCGAGCGCGACAAGCGCATCGAACGGGTAGCTCGCAGCGTCGAGTTTGACATCACGCCCGCCCTGGACGGCACCCCCGAGGTCGAGCCCGTGCCCGTGTGGCTCTACGCAGGCACCGATCCGACGGCGTGGAACGGGGGCAACAATATCGGGAAGCTCTCGGTCAGGGTGAAGGCCAACAACACCACCAGCTACGAGGTCAAGGTGGGGTCGGTCGCCGGCGAGGCCCAGGAGCCAGACGTGCAGGCGCCGTGCCAGGTCGGGGTCACGGTTCATATGAAGCTCGAGCTGCTGGATAATGGCGTGCAGTTCACGGCTGACGGGAAGAGCGCGTTCGTCGAGGTCGCTACCGATGGACCGCATACTCTGGGGGTGGGGTGGCCTCCGCAACGGCGGCAGGGGCTGCTCGGGGCGAAACTTGAGAACGTGGTCTGGAAATGATCACCGTCGTCACCCCCCTCGCGCCGATCCACATCGAGCAGCAGCACGCGACGAAGTGGCACGTTTTCCGGGCCGACTACCCGATCCGGTTGATGATCGACGGTGTTCTGCACACGCTGATCATCCCTGCCGGCTTCAGGTACGACAAATCGAGCATCCCCGATGCCGCTGAGATCCTGACGCTGCATTGGATAACGAAGGACAAGCTCGGGTGCCACGCTCCCGGGGGGCATGACGGCCTGACGCGGTGCAAGGGGTGTCCCTTCGTAGAGCCGCCGCTGGTGCACAGCGACGGGAGGCAGCAGCAAGCTAACCCCATGCCGTGGTGTGTACCTCACCGGAGGTTCACCCGCGCCGAGGCCGATGGGATCTTCTATCAGATGATGCTCTTGGACGAAGTGACGCCCTCGAGGGCGTTGTGGGCTTGGCGCGCTGTGCGTTGGTTCGCCAAGCGGTGGTAGGTAACAGGAGGGAGTAGAGGTGGCAATTCAGATCGCAGCAGCTATCGCAGTAATCGCAGTGGTTCAGCAGTTCGCGAAGATCCCGATGATCACCAGGCTTCTCGAGGCGTGGTCCCACGAAACCAAGTGGACGAAGTGGGACGACATCCTCGTCGATGCGCTCTGCGACGTCGAGCCGACCGAGATCCCCGCCGTCGTGGCGAAGGTGCAGTTGGCGTACAACGAGGTCAAGCTGCTCTCGCCGGCGCCTGCCAGTGCCGAGGTCATCCGCGAGGCCGTGGTGGCGCAGGGCGTCTCGTTGCCCCGCGCGCTCTCGCTGGAGGAGATGACCGGCGGGACCTGCTGAGTCGTGACCGCTACCCGCGCCGAGCGCCACCAGCTCGCCCAGAAGAAGTATTACTGGGATAGAGTGCGCCAAGGCTTCTGCGTTACGTGCGGCAAGCCTTGGTGCGGCGTCACCACTCGGTGCCCGGGGTGCCGCGAACACCGGAGGATCACGGATAACCCATACTCGAGGCGAACGTACACTGATCGAGTAGCCCGCGGGGTGTGCGTTCGCTGTGGCGCCCCGCCCAGCGAGGCCGACCGCGACCGCCGGCAATGTAGTACCTGCGCCACCAACCACGGCAGACGACGGAGGACCACACTTGGAGCTTCTACATAGAGAACTGCCACAGACCCACACGGTCATCTTGGCGGGGGATCTTCACTTCGGCACCTCAGCGTGCTACGTCAAGGGCTGGGAAGCGATGCTGGCGCGAGTCAAGAAGGAGAAGAACACTTACCTCGTGCTCATGGGCGACCTGCTCGAGGCCATTGCGGTGGACGACTTCCGGTGGCACTCTGAGGTCCACGATCCCAAGGTCACGCCACTGATGCAAGCCGAGGCGCTGATCGAGTACCTCTACCCCATTCGCAAGAAGATCCTGGCGTGCCTGACGGGCAACCACGAGCAGAAGCTCTGGAGGTTCGGGGATCTCACCAGGATGATCTGCGAGCGCGCGGAGCTGCCGTTCGGTGGGTATTCCAGCAAGATCGAGATCACCCACGGCGGCACCGGGCTCTACAAGATTTACACCATCCACGGGCGCCTGCAGATCGGGTCCCAAGCGGACGACCCGCTGCGCCGGCTGTCCAACCACCGGCTCTCGCTGAAGCGCAAGCTGCAGCACCTCGCCGGCGACTGCGCGGTGATGGCCTGCGGGCACACGCATAGGCTCATCACCGTGCAGCCCGAGTCCGAACTGTACCTCACCGACGACGGCTCGCACATCCAGGCGGCGTACACCAAGGGAGTCCAGCACGGCGCGCACATTGACCCGAACCTTCGATGGTACGCCAACACCGGCAGCTTCTTGAAATCAACGATCGTCGGTGCCTGCACTTACAGCGAGACCGCCATGTACTCCCCGGTGATGATGGGCTACCCGGAGATCGCGTGCAAAGGCGGGGTGATCCAGGAGTTGAAGGAGACGAGGATCGGGTAAAGCACGGGGGCCGCGGTGGATCACACTCCCGCGGCCCCCAACCTCACAATACACTGGGTCGATCTGCTACTTGACCATTGTCCGTCCTCCTAATCACGTTGAAGGCCGTCTCTAAGCTCCTTCAAGATACCGATCTCGTCGGGGCGTGTCAAGCCTCTTCTTCAGCCTCATCCGGCAGAGGTACCCCGGTAAGGTACGGCATGTCGTGTTCGCCCTCTGCACCGAACTCCACGTTCTTCCCGACAACAACGACGCGAGTCAGCTTGAATGTCCGATCTTTTCCTCCGCCAAACTCGTGCGAAACGTACCCAAAGACTCGCACAGGTCCCCCGGCCAGAGTAGAAAGGTCGAGTTCGTAATCCCTGGGCTCTTCATTCACCTTAAACATCCTCTCCCCCTTTCAACAGCACCTTGTACTTCTGGTCCACGACGATCTTCACCGACCCGTCAGGCCCCAACTCCTGACGCATCGTCATCGGGAAGAACTCGATCAGCGGGATGCCGTCCCACACGAAGACCTCTCGCTTGTCGGGGTACACCAGCACCTGGCCGCGCCTGGGGTTCTTCGCGTCGAGGGCGTCCGAGACTGAGACCCCCAGCGTCTCGAGCGCGGTCACCAGAATGTTGTCTCGGCTCTGCGCTTGCTGCTTTGCGATGTTGTGGATCAGGTCGTCTAGCAAGTCCATCACACCCCCCAGAGTGCAGTCATCTTTTCCAGTTCCTTGTAGCAGACCGCCAACTAATCCTGCTGCGGTCAGCCTTTGGTGCATCGTGTCCGAGTATTTTCCTGTGGCAGCTCGGGCAGCACTCTTCGTCGTTGATGGCTGTTCCGCAACACTCCGTGAACATCGTGCTGTTCGTTCCTTGTGGCGTCAGCGCCTGAATCCCCGGCGTGTATCCTTCGTTTATGTGGGTCATTGCTACTCCCTGATCCCGAGTTCCGTCAGGAAGGCATCAGCGAACTTCCCCGCAGCCCGGATGCTGTGCGGTTTTTCGTCTTTCATCCGAGCAATGTGGTCGATGTAAAACACGAGCTGGTCAACCAACTTAGCCAGCACCTTTAAGTTTTCAAACCTCTCGCCGTCAACACTTTCATCGCCCTGCGGGTGAATCGGCCCGACCAGCTTACACACAACGTCTTCTAGTTCCATCACGCCCTCCTGTGCCACCGATTGAACGCACGTCGTAAAACGTATGAACGAATAAGCGAAGCCCCAGTAAACGCCGCCGAGATCGCGAGGTTCTGCCAGGGCTTCACGTCGAACCCCAACCACCAGAACATGATGACCTGCCCGGTGAGCGCGACGGCCAGCCCGACGACGACGTTGGCGACGGACTCGATTGCGGAGTGTCGGCGGGACTGGGTCACCCCTCTCCTCCTATCTTCATGATCTTGAACTCGAGATAGTTCATCCAGTGCCGCTCGGACTCCATGTGCTTTAGTGCCTGTTCCACGCCAGTCAGCTTTGCATACTTGCACTTCCAGTGGGGCCTCCAGGCGTTGTTGCTTTCGCGGTCTTCTTTTCTGACGATCCAGTGGGCCTTATTTTTCTCCCACCAGTCGGGCTTGTAGCGCCTCCATAGTTCATAGGGCCGACAGGTCTTCTTGCTGCGCAACGCCCCGGGCTTCTCCGGGGCAGTTTTCGCAGAGCGAAAATCTCGGCGCCGAATTGCCGACTCCTTGTACTCCCCCATCACACACTCCCCGACCGAAGCTCCACGACGCCGCCCATCGACGACCCCGACCTCACGACCTGCGGCTGGTAGCGCTCTCGGCACACGATGCAGGCGTTGATCATCAGGTCGTGCTTGACGCACGGCACCGGGAACGTCGTGAAGTACGGGTTCAGCCGGAGGTGCTTCTCGTGACACTCTCTGATCCTGATGGGTGGAGCAGCGGGCTTGACCGCGGGGACGGGCTTCGGTGCCGGCAGAAACTGCGCGCCGGTGATTGGCTCCTTCTGGCCCATTGGCACCCGCCCACGGGGTCGCACCACCACGCCAAGCTCGCGCAGGTAGGCCCCGATGTCGGCCGTCGAGCGCCCCAAGCGACGAGCAACGGCGTACTGCGTGCCTAGCTGGTCGTACAACGCCTGTACTTCTTCGCAGGTCGGTGTCACTGCTGCCCCTCCTTGACTTCGTCCTTCGCCTCTACCACGAAGATACTCGACAGCGCGGCCTGGTCTTTGTAGTAGTTGTGCCACCAGTCGTCGTCCTTGTAGTCGGCCTCGATTGACCGCAGCTCGTCCTGTACGGCGGGGTCCTTCGAGGCGTCGTACGGCGGATCGACGTTGCCGTACTCGTGTCGGGCCTTGAACGCCTGGAACTGACTTCGCTCGATCCACAACTTGTCGCGCATCTAAATTATCCCCCCACTACTCCAGCGACTCAGGTTGTCCACAACGGTATCAGCGTTGCACTCCGGGCTAGGGAGACCTGAGATGCCTTTCGTCGAGGGCCTCCTTTTTATTCTGCTGAACCGCCGTCCTCTCAACAGTCCCAGTGCCCCCACACGTCGCGCAGATGATGCCGATCGCGGCGAACCCACGACTGACCATCGCGCGCCCCGTACCCAGACAGCCGTCGCACGTCACGGGCTCCACGGCGATCGACATCGCCTGCTTATACGCCAGATGGATCTTGTGAAACTCGCAGGGGTCACCGCCCTTATCGGGGTGCGTGCCCTCGGCGAGGCGGTGATACGCCTGCTTGACTTCGCCGGCGGTGGCGAGGTCGGGGAGGCCGAGGATCTCGAAGCACCTCATGGCTTGGTGGCATCGAGTACGGCGTCTGCGATCTTCGCCAGCGCCGTATTGGTCTTCTCCATCACCCAAAGGCTCCACCCGGTCTCATCATCAAACTCGTCGTCCTCCTTGTCTGGACAGTCCAAGTGACCAGAGAAATAGGACGCCAGCGCAATGGCGATGTTGTCGCACCCCCCAGAAAACCCCTTCACATCCTCCGCATCAACACACCCAATTATCTGCACGAGCCGCTTCTTGTCGATCGCACCCATCAGAACTTCTCCCCCGTTCCGCCAGTCTTGAGCTGGCCGTTCAAGTACGCCTGCGCATCTAAAGCCGCGGCCTCAGTCCACTTGTCCGCGTTGCGCAGTATGAGGTACCGCGCCGACTTGCCGTCGCTGGTCTTGACGGGGAAGCCCATGTTGACCATGCGGACGCCGAGCTTCGCGAGTTCTCTCGAGATCCCGTTGGCCGTGACCTTAGTCCTGCCGTCGGGGTCGTAGAGGCTGACCAGCTCCTTAGAGGTGAAGAGGTCCTTGGTCAGCTTCAAGTTGCCGATATGCAGGATGCTGTCGGGGCTGTCGATCAACGCCCGGCACCACTCGCCGTGGTCGCTTTGGCCGTTGTTGATCATCCGGGCTCTGGCGGCGTTCTTCATCGCCGGCGCCGCGGGATTCCAGTCCTTGGTGTCGTACTCCAACAGCATCTCGAAAACCTGCTCGGCGCCGTCCTTGTTGTCGAGCCAGTCGATGTACGCCGTGTAGAACTCCCCGGGCAGTGGCCCGACGAGGACCTCGAAGATCGCAAAGCGGCGATCGTCGTCCTCGAGGAAGAAGGCGTCACTGTGGTTGGATGTGAACAGATAGTTGATGCAGTCTCGAATGGTGTACGTCGGGATGAACTTTGGGTTGAGTCGGAGTTCCTTCTGCGTGATGAGCTTCTTGAGGTTGTCGGCCTCAGCGCGCTTGTTACTGCCGGCGACGTCATCGCCCATGACGAACTGCTTGTTCTCCGCCCAGTCGTTGTGATCGCGCTGCAGATCGGCGGCTGAAATCTCGGTGAAGTTCCTGCCGTAGATCCTAGCCATCGTGTAACCTACCATCGACTTGCCGGTGCCGTGTCGGACGCCGTGGATGACCGCCGATGTGAAGAGCTTCGCGCCTGGGTTCTGCAGTGGGTAGGCCAGCCAGCAGAGGAACCAGTGCATCGAGCACGACTCCGAGCCTGCGAAGAGGTGGGTCAGAAGGTCGATGAACGGCTTGGCGCTGCCGCCCTTGGAGCGCACGCAGCCCCAGCCAGGCCAGGTGTTCCAATACCTCCCTGGCATCTTCTCTTGGGTGATGAAGGCCGAGGCCCCGGGCTCGTAGACCAGCCCGGTGGCTTCGTTGCGCAGCGGCCACTTCAGCCACGCCTGCGCCGCGGGCACCGGCTTGTAGCTGACCATCCCGTTGGACTTCAGGGCTCGCTCCTGGTACGTCGCAGCGGCCTGGTGGTGGCCGACGAACGCCTGCGGAGGGATCTTGTGGGTGGTGGCGACGTCCACGACCATCCCGGGGTCGCCGACGTAGAGGAAGCGGTGGTTGAGCGTCCACAGCGGCGCCGACAGCCCCAGAGGCTCGGCCTCGGCCAGCAGCGTCCTCAGTTTCTCCTGCGCGCCGGTGCCGCTGTGGACCAAGAAGTCATCCAACCCGGTCTTGTCGAGCCCGCCGATCGCCGGCAGGGTGACGAGGTACACCATCGAGCCTTTCGACACCAGCTTCTCGGCAAATTCCCACAGAGCTTTGCACACCTGTGGATTAGTCTTGTAGTCGGAATCGAAGCAGACATACACGTTGCGCCTGCGCCACTCCACCAGATCCAAGCTGGGCAACCACTCGATACCGGCCTTCATCGCGCGCCAGTTGTAGACCCCGCCGAGCCCGACGCAGGCAAAGCCCTCCTTGCAGGCTTTCGCGGCCTTGAGTTCGCCCTCGGTGATCAGCAACGGCTTCTTGTAGTTCGTCGCCACGGGGAGCCACTCGATGTTGCGCGGGAAGTACGCCACCGGCAGGGTGTCGGGGAGCTGCGAGTACCGCTGCTGCTTGCCCCCAGCTACGCCGCTGAAATCCTTGGACTTCGTGAGGTAGCGCACCCTGAAGAACGGATCACCCTGGGGGTAGTCCGTGATGGGCTGGCCGTCGGTGCCGTAGTAGTTGATCTTCATAGATTGCAGCCCGAGGAATGATGAGCTTAGGGCTTTGGTGTCCGCCGCGGTGAGCAGCTCCAGGCCCAATGCGTTGGCGTCGTCTACGGTCAGCCCCGATGACATCAACTTGTCCTCGAAGTTTTGTTGTGGGGTGCGCTCGTCTGCCACGGCTACTCTTCGCTCTGCGATCGACGAGGATAAATGCGGCGGACTTCAACGACGTCGTCGTCGAACTGGAACTTATAGCTGCCACCGCCGAGGAACAAATACTGCTTGACAGTCGCCGGCTTCTTGCCGACGGCGTTGGCGACCTCCTCGACGGTGCCCAACTTGACGGTCTCCCCGTTGGGCATGATCATCACGAAGTGCCGTCTTGAGGACCACTTTTCCCGCATCGACTCCCTGGCTTTCTCAGCCGACAGTCGGTTCTTCCACCATTCTCCGTGTCGTGACATCCGCACCCCCATCGGATCGGTTGGTCTAACTACCGCATAGACTATACTGTCGATGGAGTTGGTGTCAATGAGTTTTCCAGCGACTCATCTAGTTCGATCATTTTGTCCAGGTAGTGCCGAGCTTTTTTCAGATCCTCGAGCCCGCCCTTCTTCCGACATCGAGCCAAGTATTTGATGGCGCACCCGCGGAGATACCCGCTAAACTCCTCCGTGGAGAGCCAAGACTCCATCGCAGCCCACGGCTGAATAGCCAGCTCCGTGTAGTGGGTGCCGCCGACTTGACTCGTGGCGGCAGGGTGGACGCGGACGTTCACCAGGTCATCTGCACGCTTACGTGGTGCCATCACTTTTCCTCCAGCACAATGGGAATCTTGATGTCGTCGAAGATCGCCGGGATCTTCGATCGCAGCTCGATGAGCGCCGAGCACGCCAGCGCCTGGATCTGGGGATGCGCAGCCTTCGCGCAGCGCAGCTTGAAGAAGTGGCGCCAGGCGCGCAAAGTCATCGTCGTTACGAACTCCGTCTTGAGGTCGTTGGGGAGGACGCCGCGAGCTTCCTGAGCCGAACGACCAAGCTCAAGAAGTTTGAAATAGTAAATCTCGCAGGCCAGCATTGCCTGTATCCACGCCGCTCTTGGGGTGTTGGCTTCATAGCTGGCAATGACTAGCTCCGTCGGCAGCAGCCCCCCCAAGTACCACGGCCAGATCACAGTGATTTCAGCTCCAAACTTCTCTCCACCGTAATTGCAGTACCTAGTGCTTTCCTGACTGTAACTGCAACCGACACGGTGGCGGACCCACTCGTGGGAAACGCCGCGATTGGTAACGACCCGAGCACTAAGCGAAACGTGCTCAATAGTCGATTCATGTCCCCGCGTGATAAGGCTCCGAACGAATGCTCTGGCGTCGTCATACGATCCGACGTTGTGTTCAGCCTTGTAGCAGGTCTTGGCGGCGTTCTCGATCTTGCGGATGATGGCTTCACCGTTGATCTCCTCCTCGAACGTGATGGACTGCTCGATGATTTTCACCGCAAACCCCTTTCTTTCTGTATCCGACGCGAGTGCGCCAAGAGCCGCTTGTAGAGCGCCTTCTTGGGGCGACGTCTGCTCCGCCTGTTCGGAATGAAAACTTGATCGACGTACCATGGCGGGAGCACGATCGGTAGATACTCCGGCCGTGGGTAGTTCTCCAGCTCCTCCTGCAGCGCCAGAAGGTGCTCGAGCGCGTTCTCCTTCGTGATCTCCACAGGGGCGCCAACGTCGCCGAGGTTCATTCCTCACCCTCTTCATAAACCTTCTCCACGATCGGCGCCCCGCAGTACGTGCAGAACTTCATTCGGTTCTCCGCCGGCGTGCCGTCAGCGATGCAGTACACCTCGTCGCACGAGGTCTCCCAGTTGCCGTCGATGTCTTGGGTCCAGGTGCAGGGGGTGCTCATCTGGGAAGCCACAGAGCCTGACGAAACTCTTGCTTGTTGAACGCATTCAGTGTAACGCTCACACCACCGAGCGGCACCGCCCCGTCTTTAAGCAGGCTGTTGACAGACTCCTCCAACTCAAACGCCGTCTCCCCGTATGCAATACGATACCTCATGGCTCCCACTCCAACACGCCGCACTTCTCGCTGCAGCACTTGAGCTTCTTCGTGACCTTCTTCTTCTCGTTGCTGGCCTCGTACTCTCCGATCGCGATGTACGCCTGGCAGACCGCGGTGCGGATTGCGCTGATGTTCTGGGACGTCACGGTGAGGGTTAGCTTCATGGCTTCTCCGGCCCACCGTTCTCCGAAACCACCAGCTTACCCGGGGCGTAGGAGGCGTTCAGCTTAAAGTGGTCCATCACCGCCTGGAGAACGTGGCTCACCCAGAGATCGTCGTCAAGGCGGGTACGCCGGTCAATCAAACTCAGAGCTTCTCGGTGCAGGGTGTACGCCTCTTGGCGCAGTTCAGCAACCCTGAACCCCACGCTACGCAAGACCCCGGCTTCACGAGCCTCGAGAATGTCCGCCAACTTCTTCTTCGAGATCCACATCACACACCTCCTAGTTGTTTGATGGTTTCAAATAGGGCGGACTGCAGCGTAGCCTTCTTCTCCAGCGCCGGCAGTATTCTCCACACGTCGAGAGTCCTCCGGGCCAAGATGTGGTACACGAACACCCGATCGGCAGTTGAGCCCTGGCGCAAAATGCGCGCAAGCATCTGCTGGTAAGTTTCCAAACACCAAGTCTGAGTAAACCAGCAGAGGTGCTGCATTGACCCCTGCAGGTTCAGGCCCCATGCGGCCGACGCCGGGTTGACAAGCAGAACAGGGAGTGATCCAGTCTTCCACCAGTCGATGATCTTCTGCCCCTCGTCACCCTTAACCCCGCCGCCGATGTACGGGGTGTCCTTGCCCAGGACTCCGCGGATCAGCTCGACCTCGTGAACATACTGGTAGGCGACAAGCAGAGGCTCACCGCGCAGCTCGTCCACTAGGTCGCTCAGAGCGTCGAGCTTGGCTTTATGAATGATCTCGATCTTGCGGGGCTCGCAGCTCCCGGGGATGGGGTCGTGCAGCACGGCGCCGCCGACGATCTGCCGGCACTTGCTTGAAGCCGCGGCGGCGTTGGCTGCGGTGATCTCACCGCCGGCCACCCTGGCGATGAACTCCTTCTCCATCTCGCGGTAGACCGTCATCGCCTTCTCAGGCAGATCGACCTCGATGTCGCGCTTCACCAACTGCGGGAGGCTGAGGTAGTCCGCGGCGTCGATGCGGATCGAGATCGGGGCGATGCGTTTGAATATCTCCTGGTCCGCTCCGGGCTTCAGCTCCCAATCGTAGCCCATGAAGTCCGGGGTGAAGAACTCCTCGCGGAAGTGAGTGATGAACTCCCCGAGCGTGGCGCCGCTATCCACGACGTAACAGATGCCGAAGAGATCCATGCAGCCGTTGGCGCCAGGACTCCCAGTCAGTCCATAGCGCCGCTTGAAGGATTTGAAATACTTCTTGAGCTTCTTGAACCTGACGGACTGCGAGTTCTTGAGCTTGTTTACCTCATCGCAGACCAGCATGTCGAACCCGTAGGTCTTCTTGAACGCAAGCGGCGTCATCGGGTAATACTTCTTACGGACGCCTTTGGGCTTGACGGCGTCGTCGAAGGTCGAGGTCGTGCGCTCCTTCTCCCGGTTGTCGATGATGGCTTCGATAGACTCATAGTTCGCAACGACGACATCGACGTCAGAGCGCAACGCCTGTTCGACGTTCTTACCGTGGGCTATCGCGAACGTCAGCCCGTTGAAGTCCGTCCACTTCGCACCCTCTTGTGCCCAGACGTCGAGCACGACGCGCAGCGGGGCCAGCACTAGGGTCTTGCGGATCATGCCCTTGGCTTTGAGGATCTTGACCATTGCAAGAACCGACGCAGTTTTCCCACTGCCTGGTGAAGCCAGCAGTAGCGCACCTTGGTGCTCGAGGCCGAAGCGGACCATTCTCCCCTGATAAGGATGTGGTACCCAGGGCTTAGACATACTCTACCCACGCCGGGCGTAGCCGACCACCAGCCCGAGCAAACTTCTTGCGCGCCCGCTTCTTCATCCGGCGCTTGGATCGCCGCCGGTAAACTTCTACGGTCCACCGCCCGCGCCGAACGGGTTGATTGTCGAGCACATACTTGAACTGTTCAAGAACCTGCACCAAATTCTCTTTGGTGAGTTCTATGGGAGATCCTGGGTCACCGAGGTTCATGATCATGACTTCAAGCACCTCCGCACGAACTCGAAAGCCCCAGCCACAGTGTCATGCACCTCCACGCGAAACCCCAACGCCCGGAGCATCTCGTGGTTGTGCAACTGCAGTGGGGTTGCTACCTCCCCCGGTCTTTTGAACTCAACAAACGCCACGCGCCCACCAGGGAAGAAAAATTGCCTGTCCGGCCACGCCCGCTCACCGCCGCTGGTGAGCTTCTTCGATCGGGCGCCGAGGCGCTGGAAGATTTGGCGGCAGGCTTCGCGCTCGATCGAGGACTCCAACTGATCGGTCATATCGTGGGATACTCGATCTCATTCTTGACGATCTGCATAACGTCGGTGAGCAAAGCGTGTGCCGAGAACGTGTTGTCCCGAGCCCGGGTCTCGAGGCCGCGGAGCTTCTCGATGAGGTGGAGGTATCCCGACTCCCGAATATCCGTGGCAACCCGCGCGGGCACAAAACCACTACGCCCATCAGCGAGAGGATATGCCCTGTTCGGAAAATACCCCTCCTCCGGGCCAAGACCTGTAATGATCCCCAAGTCCACCCTGCTTATCGCCACCACCATACTGCCGTGCAACTCTCCAATGACGATCACCACCCCACCTCCTTCGACGCCGCCACCCACGCCCCGGGATCAGCGTCCCTCAGCCCGAACATCCGCTTCGAGTAATACTCCCCGGTGTCCCCCTGGAACATCTCGCAGCCAGATGGGGTGTGCCGCCACTTGCGCAGCAGCTCAACCAATGAGGCGTTGTCGATCCACTTCTTGTCGGCTTTGGTCATTCGGGCACCACTCTCAAGAGCACGACCTGACTGCCGTCGGGGCGAATCGCGGTCAGCTTGGCGAGCTGCTGGGTGTCGCCGCACGGGTAGGGGTCATCCCCACCTTCTGACCACTCCTTCTCGCACTGGTTGGCGCGGTCGAGGAACGCCTTGCGGTTGCAGTCGCAGTCGTAGTTCCCCGAGGTGTACATCGACACCATGTTAACGAACAGGTCGGCCTCAGTTTCGTAGATGGGAGCCGCCCACCAGGCCGTGAGTGGCTTGAAACCATCGGACCCACCTCCGATAAACCGGCTCCCGGTTCCCCACTCTTGGAAGTACCCGGTGCCGTCGGTGAACTCCACCTTGAGGTGGTAGGTGCCGAGATCAACGCCCATCACTTCACCACGAACACGGCAAGCGTGCCCTGAACGAACATTGGGTCCTTCCCGACACGGAGCATGTACTTCTTGATGCTCTCGTACTGCGCCACGCGGCCGGTCTGCACTACTACCTCGGCCTGCAGGGCTTCGATCTTTTCCTTGTCCTTGGCCGCGGCGGCGACGAACTCCTGGCGGTCGTTGCGGCTCAGGGTGAAGCTGACCGCGAGAGCGAGGCTCAGGCCGAAGATGATCGACACGAGAACCATTGTCAGGGTTGACATCGGTTTGGTGTACTCTTCTTCTGGCGACTGTAGTGTACAAGTCTTGGGCATTTTGGATCTCCGGTTAGACTACGTTCTACTTGAGCGCCTCTACAAATCTGCGAATCTTGCCCAGTGGGTCTTCTGACTTGAGCGCGGCCTCAAGCCAGTCCCTCAAGTCGTCAACAGCGACGACCCACCCGTCTTCCGCGCTTTCAGCGTCCCACGCCTCCAGTCGCTGTACAAACTTCTCTTTACCCATGACCAGGCCCCCTCAACCCGCAGCGCAGTGCTTCCCCTTGTAGTAACAGAACCTGTTGCAGCTCCAGTTCGGTGTCGGCTTGAACTCGGTGTCCGCCAGCATCGGCGCGACGTCGGCCTCCCACTGAGCCTTCAGGCCGTCCAGCTCATCGCGGCGTACCACGATGTCCTCATCGGCATCCCCGGGGTGATCCTGACCGTGGTCGATGAACGCCAGACGGGGCATGATGGTGTCGTCGGGGAGCATCAGGAAGGCGCCGAGAGCGTAGAGCTTGAGCTGCTTGGCGTACTTCTCCTTCTCCTGCGCGCGCATCTGGCCCGTTTTGTAGTCGCAAATATGAAGCACGTCGCCGTGGTTGTACGCGATGTCGGTCTTGATGCGGCACCACGCCTGCTTGTCGAACCACGAGCACGGCTTCCAGTTCTTGGTGAACGCCCACTCTTTTTCGACGTGGACCTTGGTGGGGTCCTCGGCGCGCTTGGCCTTGAGGGCGGTGAACATCTTCTCGTAGAGCTTCAGCTCCGCGGGCAGCTCGGGCAACTCGCCCTTGACGAACTTCTCGGCGAGCTTGTGGATGTGGGAGCCGCGCTCCATGTTGGCGTTCGGCGGCTCGACGAGCTTCTTCACGGCGGACAAGTAGAGCTTCCGCGGACAGGTGCGCCACATTTCAAAACGTGACCACGACCAGGCTGTTATGAGTCCCACTACTTCACTCTCCTCTCAAGTAAGTAAAAGCTCCGGCGCTGCGTCTGATCTTAGTGAGAGTCTTTCGTTCTAATGCTCTCACCCACCGTAATGTCCTCTCGCGTTCCAGCGAGAGTCGAGGCCGGGATCAACCAGCCTTCCGGTGGGCCGTGTCTCCCCTACGCAGTGGGGTTGCTGATTAAGCAGCTTTCTCTTTCCGCCGGAGGTGAGTGCTACGCCGCGACGTCCTTCTTGACCTTCGCCTTGCGGGCCTTCGCCGGCTTGCCGGGGCTGCGGCGGCGCACGCCCTGGATGGCCGCGGTGATCTTCTTGCGCTCGGCCAGCAGGCTCTTCATCCGGTCATGGTGAGCCGACGTCACGAGCTTGAACTCCTCGCGCTCCAGGGTGATGCGAGCATCGACGTTGGTGATAAGGGCGACGATCTGATCGGCAACATCGACGGCGGGCGTGGTGGTGGGTTCGACCGTGATCTGCTCTTCGCTCATGGTGGTTCCTCCTGTGCAGGGATGGTTGTTGGATGGGAACACGATCACATCACGGGCAACTATTTTCAGGTCCCCGATCAGCTCGTGCTCCTCAGATGTGTACATCTCGCTGGTCACCTTTCCGGTGGGGGTGGAGGTGAAGCCGGAGGACCCGGCGTGACTCCCCGTCAAGGTGACCAGCAAGCTCGTCAACATTTTTTATTCTACTCCCTCCTCCCCCAATTGGTAGAGTACTACTGTTTAGTTGGTGGGTCAAGGTATTCTTGCATCACCGACCAATTCTTGTCAGTGAACTTCCCGGAGGACGTCATCTTCACATCGAACTCCACGCCCTCCATAGCAGCACGGAGCGCCGCCATCGCCGGCACCAGCTCGGCTATTGGCGCCTGCGTCATAAGCTCATCATGCACCTGTAGCAGCATCGGCCAAGAGTGCCCAGCCTCGGCGTACCGCGCCATTGCCTCCTTAGTGCAATCTGCACTTCCACCTTGCACCAAGATATTGAGGAGCTTGTAGTCAAAGGTTTTCCTTGTAGTGATTCCGTCCGCCCCCTCCTTAACTTTTGGTGGCTCGCAGTAGTACACTCTTCCCCCCCATGTACGAATTGGTCTGCCCATCCGCGCGCGGGCTTTAAGGCTGTCCATGAGCTTCTTAACGCCAGGGAGCGCCGCAAGGTACAGGGTCTTCACACGAACCGCAGTTGAAACATCAACCTGCATTTTAGTGGCGAGCAGATCCTTCCCCATACCGTAGTTAAGCCCAAATGCAAGGCTCTTGACAGGGTCGCGCGTGAAGTTGGTTCCACCCTCGCGGTTGATAAGGTGCATCGCCGTGGTGTGGTAATCCAGGCTTGGATCGTCGATGTACGCGCGCTGCATTGCACCGTCCTCGTAGTGCGCGAGCACCCGCATCTCTTGCTGGTCGTAGTCCCGATCAATGAGCACACAGCCCTCATCGGGGATGATGTAGCTGCGCATCAGCGGTAGGTGTGGCAACCCAGTAAGTTGTTGTGGGATTCCACCCTTACCAAGATCCTTCGGGACATTTTGGAAATTAGGGCGACTAGAAGAGAACCTGCCTGTACGCGCCCCGTTGTCCGTTCCCTTGACCTGGTGGAACTGCGGATACACACGCCCAGCTATGCGGGCAGTAGCCAACCACGGGTTGATGAACGTCGTCAAACAGGTAGAGAGCTGGTTACGATAGACCAGCACCTCCAAAAGATCGCGGTCAGTGACAGCCCCCATCAACGACTCTTTACTGGTGGATCTAGCACCGAAGTTCTTGTGCCCAAACTTCTTGCCGGCCTCTGTGAACAGCAGCAGGTTTTCATCAACAGCGTTCTTCGACTTCAGCGCTGCGAGCAGCTCATCCGATGAGTCCAAGTTCATGCCCGGAGCACCCAGGCGGTCACAGCACCACTTTGAGGTACGCTGGAACACCTCGGTGTACACGACCAGATCAGACTCCAACCGCGGCACGTCAACACGAACCCCGCGGCGCTCCATATCCAATATGGCCCCGAGCAACCGCCGTTCGCGAGCGTAGGCCACCAGCATCCCCTCATCAAGTGTGGGGTGCAGGAGGTTGAACAAAGCCTCGGTGCGGTCAACGTCGCCGATACAGTACGGCCCTACGATGTCAGCAGGGGCCTCGCTGATGTACCCACCAGCAGGGTTCTTAGACTTCGGCCCTCGCGTGATGGTTACACCAGGCACTGGCTGGTTAGCAATCAGCCAATCCTCGACATCATCCCGCTCAGTGGGAGCCTGCCCCAGCAAAGCCTCAGCGCTTGGCTTCAAGCTGAACGTAGTCGCATGAGGATTTGTCAAAAAGAGTAAAAACATCGTGTCATGTAGCCTTTGCCACGGCAACCTCGGAAGACCGAAGAACGTCTCAGCTACATCCATGTCGAACTTGGTGTTCTGGCAAAGCACACCACCGGGATGCTCCCACGCAGTAGCTAAGGCTGCTGCCGCCTCATCTCTGGTGCAATTATTGCCGGTGGGGTGGCCCCAAGCATAGAAGATCGCCGGCTGACCAGCGTACTTTATAGCCAGCGACACCGGCTCTGGTGGGTACGCCGGGCGACCCTCTATCTTTTTTGTTTCAAAGTCGATTGTTGCTGGGTGTAGGTCACTCATCCAACTACCGCCTTCCATGTACGTTAACGTGTCGCCAAGATTTGCTCAAAAGAACATCTAAAATTGTTGTATGGTGCACGCCGTACACTTCGCCAATCTCGCGCTGTGTCATCCCAGATTTTCGTAATGAGAATATCTCTACTATTTTCTGGTCGTCCAGCTTCGCACTATTTTTACTGACCCCAACGTGTAGCCTGCCTTTATTGGCGCAGTCCAAACTGTTCCATTTTTGTGTGGCGAGTTGGAGATGCTCTGGGTTGACGCAGCAAGGGTTATCGCACTTATGTGCAATAACCATCCCAGCAGGGATGTCTTTTCCGTTTACCAACTCCCACATTGCACGATGTGCCCTTCGCTCCTTCCCACCTATATTTACTCTACCATACCCCCCGGAAAATTTGCCGGGCGACCACTCCCAACATCCAGATTCAGAGACCACATATTGGTTGAGTTTTTCTCTGTGTGCCTCGCTAACTCCTGTTGGCTGGCCACTGGCTGCACCCCTCATCTCTTCCTCTCCGACCGCCACTCGTAAGACTTGCACCGCGGGCACACCCGAGGTTCCTTCTTCAACGGAACCCACGTATGCCCGCAGCGCTTGCACCCCAGCTCTTTCTTCATGCCACTACCTCCTTTCAAGCAGTATAGGTGGTAGTGGTAAACTTGTCAAGCATCCTAGTAGTTCCCTTCCACCAGCTCGTCGCGCACACGAGCAAGCGCCTTGCGCGAGATCTTCATCGCCGGGTTGTCCAACATCACACCCAACGCCTCGAACACGATCCTCCTATCCGACTGGTTGCGGTGCTCCAACTGCACCCGCAGATCGAGCAGCTCCGCGAAGGTCGCCGCCATCGCCGCCTCACGCTCTTCGATGTAGGTCTTGGCGCCCTTCAGCTTCTCGATCTGAGCGAACATCTCGCCCATCTTCGCCTGCTGCCAGGCGATCAGGCGCTTGAGGTCGGCCTTGGTGTGGCCCGTCGGCTTCCCCTGCCGGTCGAGATCGAGCCCCTTGATGCCGATCTTGACCGTACCACTCTTCGCCTTCGTCACAACTCCCCCCTCTCCCTCGCCCGCCGAAGCCGGCAGAACCTGCTGTGCAGCCGCTTCAGGAACGACGGTCGCTTGCGGTTGCGCCGTTCGTGCTCGGTCAGCTCGACGGTCTGGTCCTCGGTGGACGTCTTGAGAAAGGCGTTCAGCTTGTCCCAGTCGTCGAGTAGGTCGTCTTTTTCTTTTTTGAGCATCGGTCCTCCTACGACGGCAGAATGATGCGCTTGCGGTCGGCCGTAGCCCAGAAGAACTGCAGTCCGCCGCCAGGCATCTGCCGGTACTTGAGCTGCACGCCCTGCGTCATCTCGCCCAGCGACTTCAGCAGGCCCATCGTGAGCTGACTGTTGTTGAGCAGAGCCTCGGCCTTCTCTTCGAGCAGCGCGATACGCTCTTCGATGGTCTTCGGCGCCTCAACTTCAGGCGGTACGTTTTCCGCCACACTGCCCATGAAGTTCTCCTTTTGTGGTGGAAGGCCGGCGCGAGCTAAGAGGTCTGTACCTCTGCGTAGCGTAGCTCCCGCACACTCGCGCCGGCCCTCGACGGGTTAATACTTCTCGGCCTTGGCGGACGCCGAAGCGGGCGCTGCGTTGGCGGCGTCGGACACCGGTGCCGCGGTCTTGGACGCCGCGGTGTACGGGAAGGCGATCGTCGCCTGCAATTCATCGTGGCGCGCTTTCAGGGCGGGGAGGATCGACGTCGGGCAGGCGCCGAGGACGTCGAACACGACCTTCAGGGTGTTGTCGGGGTCGGGGAGAACGCGGACCCTGGTGTAGACGCTCCAGGTGGGGCGATGCAGGACATCGTCGTTGTGAACGACGAACGTCGAGTAGTCCTTGACGCTGGTCACCGGCACCTTGAGGTACCCGGGTCCTACCTCGGCAAAGTGAACCACGTCTTCTTCGGGCTGAAAGACGCCGGCCTTGTCGAACTCACCGGCGGGCAGCAGCGCCAGGCGGCGCACGTTGGCGCACGGTTTTCCGCCGCGTCCCGTCTTGGCCTTCTCCTCCTTGGACGGGTACTGATTCTGGGGGCAGTCTTCGCAGCGCGGCGACTGGGGCTTGCTGCTCAGGGGGTGCGGCGCCATCTCGGACTCGACGCGACCGAAGGCGAAGCACACCGGGGCGGCGTACTCACCGGGCACGTATTTGTCCTCGTAGAAGGAGTGCTCGATGATCGCCGCGGCGATGATCACGCCGATCTGGTTGTTCTTGATCGGGACGCCGGACCACGAGAGCGTGGCCCCCTTCACCGAGAAGAACTTTCCGCCGGCGTTCCCTTGTTCGGGAGCGCTGTCCTCCTTGGCGTACTTCGCGAGTTCCTCGTCCCAGTTCACGACCGCGGTGGTCTGTTCATTGCTCATGTTCACATCCTCCTGTTGTTGGGTTGTCTAGCGCTTCGCCGCGCTCTTGGAGTGCGGCCCGTTGCGGTGAGCGTCCTTGTTCTTCTTCCGCTTCTGCGTTGCACTGCCCGGCGTGGGCTCGGTTCGGTACGCCGCACGACACTCGGCGCCCTCCGGGCCGGGCTTGCAGGTCCGCATCATGCGGAGTCCCTTCTGAACTTCTGACATTTACACCTCCATCCAATCGGTTGCGAGAACGTCGGTCTGCGAAGCCAGCCACGGCACCAGGTCGCCCTGCGCCGTGCTCATGTAGATGTAGGGCAGGCTCATCTTGGAGTGGTAGTCGGGGACCTGGAGGGCAAGCCACATCCCCTTGCCGTTCCACCCAGTGCGGCAGACCTTCATCCCGAGACGAAGGCGCGAGAGTGCCCAACCGAAGTCGAACATCACTCGTTCCTCGCATTTGATTCTCTCTTTGTCGCTCATCCTACCTCACTTGGATCGAAACCTGCTTGACAATCCTACGGGTAACCCCAGGTACGGGGAGACCCCTCTCGTTGAACCACTTCTCAAGTGCGGAGTCCACGACGGCCTTCTTGAGGATCTCCCAGGTCTGATACCGCAGAATGAAGTCGTACAGCTCCGCCCAATCTTCCACGACGTACTCGTACCGCTCGACGATCTCCGCTCGGCCGTCGTTGCCGGTGACCACCTCCCCTACGGTGCAGTTGGCGGCGATGAACTCCCTGAGCTTTTCCTCGTGCTCCTTGAGTGTCTCGACAGTGGTTTGCGTGCGGAGGCGCGTCTGTCTGGTGGTGTACAGCAGGTCCACGGCGCCCCTGACGGTGTGGGGGAACTTGAATGGTCTTGGCATCAGGTGCCCCCGTGCTGGCTGTTTGTCATTTTGTAACCCCCGATCGGTAATTTACCATTGGTTGGTTGCGGCGTCAAGGGTTATTTGTGGCCTTCATTGCAAAGACCAGCTTGGGGAAATGCGAAAACAGCTTCGTCGCAGTCCTTTCCTCCGGCGAGCCGGAGACGAGCGTTGAAAGCTCCTTGCGGTGCTCGTCGAAAAGCATGTTCGCCACCTCCAGCAGTGTCTCCTGGCGCAGCGAGCGCACGAAGGAGGACGGCACCTCATCTCGAATGGCGTCAATCGCCCCCCGCAGAAGCGCAACGTCAGGCCACGCTACGTGCCCGTTCCATACCGCGTCTGACCACTGCGCTACCGCTGCCGCCCGCGTGATCAGGTACGCGAGATTGTCTCGCAGCATGGCGACTTCGCAGCGCAATTCCTGGCACTCCGCACTTGGATTCTCGTCGTGCGGGTCGATGCCTGGAAACACCGGATGGAGGAAGACACCATCAGCGCCAATCATGCCTGCACCGCGATCAGCGGCGTCTGAATCGTCGGCCACATGATCAGAGCTGTGCCGTTATCCCATTCCTGGATAACTCCGGTGAACGTCCAGCCCTGCACGTTCGTCCACGATACGAACTGACCCGGAGCGCAGTCGCGAGTCAGCGGCACCGGCACTGTCAACGGGCCTGGGGGAGGCGGCTGAGCAAAGGTAAAGGCGTCAGCATCGAGGTGCGCGGTTGCTCCGTGGTCAGCACGGTCGTCGTTCTTGTTGGCAGGGTTGGGATAGAAGTCGATGTCCCGGAGTGTCTCCCGCTGCTCCTTCGGTGGTTCCGGTTTCATTATTACCTCCGCGTGCTCCGATTGCTGATTCTCGCACTCGCATTGGAATTGGTCGCACCTAAGACAAAGTCCTGTTTCTTCGTCGCGCTCAGTCATCGCTTCACTCCTCCAAATGTTTTGCCGCAGTCCTCTATCAACGTATTGCTGTGCGCACCGCACTTCGTGCATTTGTGTTTCTCGAAGTCCTGCCCTGCTTGGTACACGGAAGTCATGACGTGATTGCATTTGTTGCACATGACTTTGGCTACACACCACGGGCCGGGTCTTGTTTGCATTACTCCTCCTTCCACTGCCTTACCAATTCCGTTGCGTCGTTGATGGCGATTGACAGCATCCACCACATGCCGACGTATCGCCCGCTGACTTCTGATTCTTCATACGCATCTGGCGCGAGGCTTTCTCTGCGAGTAACCTGAAAGCCCGTGCGCTCGAACGCCTTTCTGGCTTCACGGAGCCGTTTTAGTAGGTCTTACGCTTGCTCCAGTGAAGTCGCAATCATCGCTTCTGCTCCCGCACGGTTGCCGTCATCGTCTCCGTGTCGAAGTCCACGCCGAGGTAAGCGCCGAAGCCAGCAAACCACCGATCCATATTCTCTAACTCCTTCCTCCACTTTATTTCCGTGAGCGCCTGCGACTCGTCGGCAGGGAGCCCGAGCTTCTTTACTTCCTCCTCGACGGCCTTCTGAACTGCCTCGTGCATCGCAGTCGTGTCTGTCATGTAGACGCTGAACTTCACAGCAGACCTCCCAGCATGGCTTTGCAGCCAAACAAAAACGACCCGACGATCAACAGCACGACAATAACCGCGATCATAAAGAGCCCGTCCTTCGTTTCTCTCGTTATCACCTCACCCCTCCGCAACTGTTCGCGTTTCTTTTTTGATCACGGCATCAAGGCGCGAGCACAGCAGTTCATCCTCGCGCTCTGCCGCCTTGTATGTGTCTTCTGTTTGACCGTACAAAACGTACCCGACCGGCTTCTGCCGCATCGCCAGCGAACGAGAGTGGTTGCGAGCCGTGCGCTTCGCCACCATTTCCCGCACCTCGCGCAGCGCCTCGACTCCATTCATCACGCCTCCACGATCTGGTTAGATTTCACAAACTCCTGGAACGCCATTTCGACTACTTCCGAGTCGTCGCAAACCTCCCAGGACTCTCCCATCCGTATCTCCCAGTCCCCTCCTTTGCTCCGCCGGTAATCAGCGCCGAAGTCGTTGTCAGAAGTTGTTACAAAAAACTCGGTGTACTGCGTGACAGACAAGACCCTTATTTTCTCTCTTGTCATCTTGCCCCCATGTGCTGCCCAAGGAAAAACCACCAAACCCAAGCCCAGACGATCGTGAGCACCACAGCAGCTAGAATGTCGAGTCTGACGGGGCCTCGTGGCATCACTCATCCCTCCCAACAACAAAGTGTATAGGAAAGCAAGGAACCAAGCACACCCAGATGTGCAAAGCCTTAGTTTGGGTCCAGTGACTCCAAAATGCACCTATCCACGCATCCTGCAATTTAAACTCCCATGCCACATACAGGTGGCGGGTGCTAACTAGAACCACGGCTACTCCTCCTCTCTTTCTTTAACTTCTTTCGTCGTCGGCGCGAATAACAGCTCGGCAACATAGGCAGTCACCCACCCCACGCTCCAATTCCTTCGCCCGTGCTCCAGATCGCACAGATACGGCGCAGAAATGCCGAGCCGCCGGGCCATCTCGCGCATTGTCATCCGAGTCGATCGCCTGAGACGCGCCATCGTATCCCCGGTGGCGACGTGGTCGATTTTTGTGAGCGTAACCGTCTTCATCACCGGCTTTGCCAGCCTAATGAGTGAGCGACTATTCACCGCCGTCCGCGTCATCCCGCGTTTTGCGGGTGGGCCTCCCGCACGCATCGTTGCGGAACGCCTCTTCGATGATCCCTTTGAATGCGTACAGAGTGCAGAGATCCATCTTGTCAATCTTCTGGCCGACCTTTCTTGCAGCCTTTGCCTCAGCGTCAGACAACGACGCCGCGTAGTCCCCAAAGATTTTTTCGCATTGCAGGGCGAGAGCAACAAAGGCTTTCTTGTGACGATTCTGGTAGTTAAAGCGGCTCATCTCCACCCCCTCCTTTACGCGAAGTCTTCTCCACATCTTTCCAGAGCGCTGCCACAGCGCGGCGGGCATCGAGCAGCGAGCGCGGATACGCGCCGCTCTCCACCTCCTCGATTAAGCGCCCAACGTAGCGGAAAACGTCTTCCAGCACCTTTGTCATTGCAAACCCCCAATAGGAAACTTAGCGTTTACGAGTCGGAGTGTCAAGCCCTCAATTCGAGTACAACCAAGTAGCATACGCCGACCAGATCGCCCGAGAGAACGCGATAGTCAGCACCACCGCCGTAACCGTCAACACTATCCACTGAAAAAAGAGTTTCACACTTTCCCCTTTCGCTCGATGTACGCCGAGCCCTTGAGACACCCGGGAGGAGCCCAGTTGCACGTCACCGTGCGCGAGTGTTTGACCTGGTGCGCGACCTCCCCGAGCTGGCGGTTGACCCACATCGAGCCCACACGATGGACTTTGATGCGGTAGACCCCGCGCGCTGGGTGCTTAGACGCGGGGTCGGGGAGGAAGCAGATGAAGGGCATCTACTTCCCCGTCTTAAACTGCGCAACCGTGCCGTCAAACCCGCACGACACGCACCCACACGGGGAGTCATCGCCCCACTCAAAGTCAGTGGTGGATTCCACCCCGTCGTCCTCAACCTCGGCCAGACAACTGGCGGCGATACGAAACGGCCCGAGAGAACGACACTTGGGGCACTTCATTCCTGCCAGTACGTTGGTGTTTTTCATCTCTTCAATCCTCCCGTTGTTGGTTGCCAAGGTACTCAGGCGATGGGGCTCGCGTCGAACCCCAAAGCCTGAAGCCCCTGTGCTGGCTTCTACCGCCGCTCCTCGATCCACCCGGCGAGCTTACGCAAAGCGTAATAGTCGGGCACCCCGTCCGGGTAGTTGCACACCTCCTCGAACACTCCGACCGCGCGGCGATAGTTTGCCGCCGCCGTGCTCAACTCCTGAACGGCATAAAGCAGAGTGTTCAGCTTGTCGGCGTCGTTCACCAACGCCAAGCGCTTGGCGTTGCGGTCTTCGAGGCCGAAGTAATAACAGGTATTCATCCCGCGCAGCTCCGTCACCGTGGGGACCACGACACCGACTTCCTTGTACGAGAGGAGGAACGAATACCCGGCGTTGCCCTCCGACCGAAAGTAGTCCTGCGACACCAGTTGAGTCATACCGTACCGCCGCGACACCGAAAGCCCGGGAGGGACGTTGTTCCCGCGCAGCACCTTCCCGGCGTTCTTGGCGCACCACTCCGACACCGCGTCGGGCATGGTGCGGTCCTCGGTTGCGGCGGTGATGAACTGCCGGAGGTCTTCGAGGGTGTTGATTGTGGTCATTTCAGGTCTCCTTGTGCTGGTTGTTGGGTCAAACCAACTCTTCGTTTTCGAGGTAGTTGTACACCAGCTCGAACGCCTTGTGCTGGTTGCGAGCACTCTCCTGGTCATCGTCGCTGAACGCCCGCCGCTCGTCAATCATGCCCTCCCGGGCGAGGGACAGCACTACTTGAATCGCGGCGCGGAGGTCGTCGTCCTCCTGGTCCTCGTCGATCTCTTCGGCGTCCTCCGGGGTGTCCTCCTGGTCCTCGTCAATCTCTTCAACGTCGTCATCGGTTGCCGACGCGGTGTCTATCGTGCTGTCGCCCTCAGACCCCCGGGCGGAGATTTCAACCGCCACGCCGTCCGGGGTCTAGCGGACGTACACCGAGAACTTACCCTTCACCGTGATCCAGCAGGACTCCTCGGGCGCAAGGGTGTAGTCCCTGTCGCTGTCGTGCTCGTTGTCGCGGGTCAAAGTTCCGGTGATGTTCATTTGTTCAACCCTCCCCGTACTGGCTGTTAGACTTCGTTGACAAACCCTTGTGAGTCCTCGACAAGTCGCACGACGCGCCGCCGTCCGAACGCGCCGGGGAACTTCGCCCGATCTTCCGCGAGGATGTTGATTGTCACAACCCCGCCACTGTTGATCTCCACAAAACCATCGAGCCCGATCTCCCAGAAGTGGGGGACATACTCGCGGCAACCCTCGAATTTGCCGGGGGAGGTGATGCGGCCATCTTTGACCTGATAGTCGCTCATTTCGTTCTCCGCTTTCTCGGGACGTGTCCGCCGGTCCCGTCCTCGCTGGTGTCGGGGGACTTATCACACCCGAAGTCCCCGCTTTCCGTGCTCCAGTCGGGGACACCGCCGCCGATCAGAACGTCAACATATATCTTCTCCTTACAGTGAACACAGGTGCTCTCCGCACCCTCTACGGACTCAAGAAAGGCGTCTAAGAACTTGTCCGCGCCGTAGGTCTCCAGCCACTTCAACCAGCTGCGCTTGTCCTGTGCCTTGCTCATTTCGCGCCGCCTTCCCCCGGCGTCAGGTAGAAACCGCCCGCCGCAAGCCGCGCGATCTCCTCCGGCGTCCCCGTGCTGGTTTCTGCGGAACCAACCCACGCGCCGATGTGCCGGGTGGTGGTGCGGCTGTGCTTGCCACTGGTGACGATGAAGCCCCGCCCGGGGAGGTAGACGGCTACCGGGGTATTGTAGGAAAAGAGCGCCCGGACGCCGGACGGGTAGGAGACTTCCGTTTGGTTTGGGCCTATCACTTTGAGTTTCATTTCGTGGTTCCTCCGTCGTGTCTCATGCAAGCGATGAACTCAAAACCCTTTGCCCGGTGCGGGGCGTCGTGTTGGGGGAAGTAGGTTGTGAGGATGCACCCGCAAGAATACTCGTTGGTGCTCGCACCCGCGCGGTGAGTCGTTTTCCACGTCACGTTTTCCAGGCGCATGACGCTGTGGACTTTGAGCGAGGCCCGGTAGATAAGTGGTGTGGTGTCCGGTTTTTCGGCCATGTCAATTCTCCCCGTGCTGGTTTGGGGTGTCCTTTGCCAACTTCTCCCAGGCCGGGCCGGACGGGCTAGCCGCTAGGCGGTCGGCCAACTTGTACAAAGCATCTTTCAAAGTCATGTTAATTATCCCCGTGCTGGTTAAAGTTCGTTCAACATAGCGGAAAGTTCCCGCCGCGAGACCCGGCGGCCGTTGTATTTGATGCCGTCCGGGGTCCGGTCGTCAATGAGGCCCGTTGCTTTGATGAAGCACTGGTAATGTGCTTTTCGGCCTTTCGAGCGCCAGTGCTCAACGTATTCTTTCGCCAGGATGTACAACCCTTCATCGTTGCCAAGCCAAAGAGCAACGTTCCAGGTCTCGCGGTTTTTCCAGCCGTTGTATGTTGCCATGATCCGCCCCCTATACCTTTTCCGTGTAGTTGTTAACCAGGTGTTGATATACTTCCCCTTGTCGCAGTTCTTCCGAAAAACTGCCGGACCAATTACCGCCCGGGCCTAGCTTACAAAGTAGCCGATACCCGCGCGACCATTGCCCGCTGTGATAGTCCATACAGAACTGTGCAAGCTCGAACCGATCTTCCCGCCTGATGATCTTCATTACTCCTCCGTCCCTTCAATGATCTGCAAGCAACGCCCGCAGGTTTCCGGGCCGTCAACGTCGGATGCGAACAATGGGGCAATTTCTTCGTCGTCACCGGGCCGGGGCTTGTCGTTCGCACTCCGGCGTTCTTCGGGGGTCATACAGTCCCAACAAACCAGCTCGCCACTGTGGGAAACGGCTAACACTTCCCAGTCTTTCATGATTTATCCCCCACTTTCTCTAATAGTGGCGTGCGCATCATGCCGCGCGCGTACAAAGTAGACTTCTAGTACCTCGCGGCTGGGGTTGTTGTGCCAATATTCGGTGTATTCTGTCACTTGCTCCAGTAATAAAATCTTAACAACCCGCCACTCAGCGCGCGGGGTCTCACTTGGTTTTGATGGAGTGCTCCCTCCCGTCCACACTATCATGACTTCACCTTTTTGGTGCTGCGGACCTTGACGGCTTCCGACCAATCGGGACAATACCGGCCCGTGAACGTGTAGCCGTCGAGGGTGAAAGATACGGAGCGCATACGGGAGAAGTTGCCCTGATAGACTGCACCGAAGTAGGCGTCCGCGAGCTTCTCGCCGTGCCACGTCGTCACCGTTCCCCGGCCCGCCGGATAGTGGTTACGGTATTCCCCCCAGGGTCCGCCCGGGCGATCGCTCGCCGGGTGTTTGACGTACACAACGCCGCGCCGGTAGCCGTCGGAGCAATCGAGAAGCCACGAACCGCCAGCGCCGAATGTTCGGCCTTCGTGCTGAATGGTGCAGTTTTCTTCAATGAATGTTGTGTTCATTGTCGTCTACCTTTGTGCCGTGCAGATGTTCAGGATTTCGTGGTTTGTGCCGTGAACGGGGCAAGACTGGTTTTTGCAGGTTGTACATTGGGTTTTCATTTTCTTTCCCTCCGCTTTTTGCGTTTGGTTTTCGTTCCAGTTGAACATAAGAGTAAGCAATCGGCGTGCCAAATGGTAAACAAATATTTATTGAGTGTTATTGAAGAGTTAGGATTGTTGATCTTCGGCACAAGGGGGAAACTGACGACAATTGTTGTCAAGCAGTGACGAAAAACGTCGGGGCGGGGAATTTTGCCCCGTGTGATGGTGTTACTAAAGGTAACGTTTTGAGGGTTTCGGGTGGCGCAGGTTGTGAAGAAAGCGAACAACAGTATTTTACACACTTCGGCTTTCTAACCATAGTTAAAATCGGGCATTTTGCCCGATAGTCATTATAATGATGTGGATAACCCCAAAACCGGACCCGCAACACACCCCAGAACTGCGGAATTTCACGCACACGATTAAGACCCCAGGCCAATAAACGTTCACTTATGACATTTCCTGAAACACTTTTTCGGATGTGACCTGTTTAAGATCAAATACTTACGTTCCAACAACAGATTCTAAAACACGCTGAACCTATATACAAATATTAAATATACCAGAGTAATATTACCTCCCTCTACCTCTATATATCTCATATTTTAATTTCCCTCTATAGAGAGTACAAATAACAAGAGAAGTGTAAAACTGTAAAATCACTAGACAACACTAAAAATCTCATATCTGAAAGTCCGACGCGGGGTCCGGCTGGATGTCCTCCCATAATGCGCGATCAAAGTCCCCGAGAATGTTGTAAATTACTGCGCGGGAGGTCTTAAACTCTACCGCCAGTTGTTTCGGGGTCCGGCCCGCCGCGCGCGCCTGGGCTATCGCCGCGCGGTCTATCTTGCGTTCCCTAGTACGCGCGCCGGTATCAACCCCCAGCTCCCTCAGTGTGAGGTATACGAGCCTTTCCGGCACTCCATGGCGCTTGGCAACGGCCCGGCATGACAGACCCTCTACTTCATACTCTGCGCGCCACACGCCCGACGGGTCATTACTGTAATCGCTCATGATCTTCAATCCTCCGTTTACACAGTCAGCGTCCGATAAGAGTAATTATGTAAGATGTCTCATTCTCTGGCCGTCGAGCCCTGGCCGTCGAGCCCTGGCCGTCGAGCCCTGGCCGTCGGCGCATCCCCCCGCCACCCCTACCAGCGCGGCTACGTGACGCATGGGGTGTAAGAGTATATCGACCGCTGTTTTTGCCTGGGGCGATTTTTGAGGTCTGCTCATAAATGGTTATTTGTTGGCTCGTGGGTTAGAAGTAGGTGTCAACGAGAAACTCATGTCCGCACACTGGGCAGGTAACTTCAACGTCCTTACTTCTCTCGGTGTCGTGCTCAGCCACCTCAAGCCGGCGCCCGTCCCAGAAGTCGGCACAATCCAGAAGGTCAACGTAGTTCTCGCACTTCGGGCAATCACAGTTCAGTTCGATGTTCCAGTGCGCTTCAACCGCCATCAACCCCTCCCCACCGGGCGCCGAACCCCGTTCTTCAGCCGCCCCCTGAGTATCTGAATGTCCCTGGTCAACCTCTCCCTTGCCGGGTCCCCCAGCGCCACGTACTTGCGCGCGTAGCGCAGGAAGTCAATCTGTAGGCGGATCGCTTCTTCGACCGTGATCACCTACCTCTCCCGCTTCGCCCTGCGCTCGGCCATGCGCTCGTCGATGGCGGCGAGAATACATTTCAGCTTTCCAACGAACTCGCGCGTGTGCGGGCCGTGGCCGCAAAAGTACGAGTGGAACTCGTGCAAAGCCCCCACCAAATCGCGCAGTTCCCCAGTGGCATGCTCCAGATACCGTTCGTCCCCCTCATCCCGCCCCTCCCCGCCGACCACGCGAGCCGCAGCCGTCAGCCGCTCGACCTCCTGCTCGGCGTCGGTGGCGCGGGATTGCAGGCGGGCGTTGGCATCAAACAGCCGGGCGATCTCAGTGTTGCCGATTAGCACTTCTTGGTTTAGATTAGTGATGCGGCGTACAAAATGCTCAATCTCCCGCGCCTTGCCCGCGCACTCGGCGCAGGGGGCGGGTGCGGTGGAGCCATCCAATGCAGCGTCAAATGCTGGATTGTAGGTAAACCCATAACTGCGGAGTGTTTGGCGGGCTCCTCGGACCAAGTCCGTCAGCACCTCGACGCGAGAGTTCTTTTCGCTCAGGCGGGCGTTGTCGGCGCGGAGGGCAGTAATGGTCAGGCCCGGATCGCAGTTTAGCCACGCGTCCCGCTCCCGCTCCGCAGCCCGAGCCTTCAGGCATTCCTCGGTGTAGGCCTTTTCCGCAGCAACACGGGCGTCGATTTCGATGTCGTAGCCCCTGGCGTACATCTCGGTATTCAACGCAAGCTCCCGCTCCGCAGCCTCCCGCGCGGCGTTCGCGGCGGCGAGAAAACCGTCATAGAGGTGGTTAACATCTCTAATCGCGGCGTCGTGCGCAACGCTCGCCGCGCCCAACTGCCCGCGCAAGTCGTCGATCACGGACTCGGCGGCTTCAAGCGTGGCATCAATCCCACGCGAATAACACCCCGGTTTCTCCTTCATTTTCTCCCATATCATCTCCCGCGCACTCGGGCGCGGCGTGGTGGGGGTGGTCACGGGGCGCACCCTGTCACAAATCGGGCACTCGCTGCCGAAATACCCATGTCCGCAGCCTTTTTCTGCTATGCTCATTTCGTAGCCTCCTCTTTGGCGATCATGACGCGCGGGCTCATGCCGGCCCCGCTTTCGGCACGAAGGCCATGCAGGCGGGAGTGTTCTTCGCCGGCCAGTTGAACTTGTGCTTCAGCGTGTAGTGTTCGTGCGGGCACGGCGCTTCCTTGTGGTCTATCAGCCCGCCAAGGAATCCGTGCAAGGCACATCCGTTGCACGTCAGATCCGCCCGCAGAAACCGCACCCACCCCTCGCCCTGATCGCAGTCGCTCCACGCGCCGGAGAACGATCCGTCAGCCCAAATCTCGTACTGCTTGTTCGCGCTCATGCCGGCAACTCCTGCACCAGCGGCCGATCCTTCACGATCCCATGCCGCCGCAGATTGTTTTTCTCCCACAGCGCCACGCCCGCGGCCGCGCACTGCTCGCGGATGCTCTCGATCCACTCGCGCTTCGGTGCCGGGAATTGCGGAGACGGGCGGTCGATGGAGCCCACAGCAAGGAAGTCGATGGCACGCTTGCCGTCATTGATCCCGGCGCACTGCTCAAGGTCGAGCGGCCCGAGAAGCGGCTCCGCTGAAACCCACCGCCGCGCCGCCGGAGTCGCCAGGAGCAGCGGGATACGCTCGTCGGCTTCGGCTTGCGTGGTGATGGTGACGCCGTGCCACACGTTCGGAGCCTGCGCTACGTCCACGTTGTCGCGGGCTACGTCCTTCATTGCCTGCGCTCGCTTCGTGAGCAAGAAGAACGCGTGGTGTTTCGCCTCTGCCATTGCGGCATAGACGCGGCGGTTAAAGTCATTCGGGACTTCGGGGCCGAACAGGTCAGACATAAACGCCACAAGAACGCGGCACGGCTTAACCTTCATCATCAGCTCACCGAGCCTCTTGTAGTGCAAACGGACCTCGCGGAAGTCGCTGCCTCCGTGGTATGCCTTGACGGCCGCGTGGCGGGTGAAGACGTTCTCAGCCCAGCACCCCCACGGGCAGCCGTAGCTGCACCCGGTCACGGGATTCCAGGCGTGCGTGCCATACTCGATCTTCGTGCGGTTCATGCCGGCCCCCTGCACGCATTCCCGCACACCAGCTGCGCCCGCCGCTGCACCAGATCCGCGCGCGCCCGCATCGCCCCGCAGAGCGAGCACTTGGCTGGCGGCAGCTGGACCCACGGGGCAGTGTTCGGAACCGGCGAGGAGCGCCGGCGGGGTGTAGGAAGGCTCTCGGGATGCGGGCGGGGGCGGCCCTGATCAGCGGCTCGGCGGCTCATCGCTTGTCTCCTGATTTGCGTTCTTCACGATATTTCACGCGCTCCCGCTCGATCACCACCGGACATTCTTCGCACATCCACTCGTAGTAATCGCAATCGTAGTCGGTGCCATCCATCGTTTCTATTGTGCTGCCACCGCAACCGCGTTCAACTATTTTCTTGTAACGCGCACCACTCTTTGGAGGAGGCAACGCGTCTAATTCGCGGCTCATGCTATCCCCTCCCGCCCCTCATACTCCGCAACCGCCGCCGCCATGTACTCCCGCACCTGCGCCAGCGTCGATTCCCCCGGCGCCACGGGATGCTCCTCGCACCAGCGCCGCAGCGCCGCGTCGGAATCATCCGCGCACTCGGCGCAGGGGGCTGGCGTGGTGGAGAGGCGGGCGAGTTCGGCGGTTAACCCGTCGTACCGTTCGCGCAAGTCATTCCACTCCTTGCCAAGCGTGGCGTTCTCCTCCGTCAGCACCTCGACGCGAGATCGCAGCCCGTCGATCCGCGACAGGTGCCCGGCGTCCGCGGAGCGGATGGCTTTGATCTCCTGTTGCATGGCATCGGACGGGGTGGCGAGTTGGCTCATGTGTTGCAGCTTCGCCTGCAACCGAGCGAGTTCGCGGCCTGCATACTCCACGCGCTCAATCTCATTCGCCTCGGTCAAGGTGCCGTCGTCAATGATGTAATCCGGCAGGCTTTCGTCGATGGCTCCAAGCAGCGCATTCCGCTCCCGCTCCGCAGCCTCCCGTGCGGCGTTCGCGGCGGCGAGTTCTCTCTCGCGTCCAAGCACATAGGTCCAGCTATTTTCGAGCGCCTTGTCCTTCGTAGATATCTGCCCGCGCAAGTCGTCGATCACGGACTCAGCGGCTAGCATTCTCAAATCAACGGCGCGAGCCTTCGGCACAGAAAGCCCCGACGTAATGCACAACCGCCGGACTTCGAGCGCTCGCGCTTCCTCAGCCTCAATCATCTCCCGCGCACTCGGGCGCGGCGTGGTGGGGGTGGTCATTGATTCTCCTTTTGCCATCTGGCGATCCAGTACGCCTGCTGCATCATCGCCGCATCAGCCTGGGCAATGCGGACGGCCCACGTATCAATCGGATGCTGCGGAATGATGTTCGTCATCGAGCGTTCGCCAGCAAGCCACGCGATAGCTTCGGCGGTGGTCATCGCGCCTCCTCCCCCTTCAACCAAACCCACCGCCGCTCCAAAACCCCAAACGCCTCAACCGAAATCACACCACGTTCAAACATCAGCTTCTCCTCCAGGGTTCGCACGACATACAGGTTCTCGAGCGCCCGGTTCCAGTGGTTCCCGTCAAGATGCAGCACGACATTCTCCGGCTTCAACGAGTACACCCCGCGAACCACCTCCCGGGCCACCCGATCGGCCTGGCGCCGCTCCTGGTATTCCGGGCTCCCGACCTCGATCGCCCAGCACTCCGGGCTGCAGTAGTTGTGAAAGTGTCGGCGCATCTGCCCCCGGGTGCGTTCCACCGGCGCCCCACAAATCTTGCAGGACGTCGTCTGCATCTTCTTAGCGGTGTCCACCCCCAACCGCTCCAAGACGTTGTAGACGTGCTGCCGCGAACAGCCGTACCGCTGGGCGATCTTCGAGCACGACATCAGGCCGACCTCGAACAGCCGGCGGACATCTGGGTGCTCGGTTTCAGGAATCTTCACGTTCTGGGCTCCTGACTGAAGTAGTTCTCAACTAGCACAGTGAACACGTCCGCGGCGTGGGGTGACAACCCGTACACGGCCCATGCTTGTCCTCCAGTCATCAGGGTGTGCCGATAGTATGTCTGCACTTCTACCCCTTGGTTTTCGGGCGGAACAACCGCCGGGAAGGCCGTCAGAGGTTTGGGCACTGCGATCTTCCACGTCCATGAGTTACGCCCAACAGACAGCACGCGGCGATCGGCGGCGCCACCAACAAAGTATCCGAGCATCTCTCAACCTCCCCAAAGGTTATGTACACAGTTTACGACCCACCTCCGGGGAAGTCAACACCAAACCGCTTGACACCAGACACAAAAGGTGTTACCTAAAGTAACATGGACGACTACCGCGTCGAGCCCTACGAGGAGCCTGTTGAGGTCGAAGTCATCACCCCGGAGGTAGTTTCGTCCCCGTTCCTCCTCCCGGCTGCGCAGCCGGCCCCAGGCGCCCCCACGAACCACCTGACCCCCAACCCCGAGCGTCTGGCCGTGGAGACCGCCGTAGAGGAGGTCGCCAAGGGCGGTGAGCTTGTAGCCGCCCTGGAGGCCGTCGGCATCAACTCCGAGTACCTCGCCACCAAGGTCATCAAGAAGGGCCTCAAGGCCAAGCGCGAGGCGTACAACCGCCTTGGTGAACTTGTCTCGGTATCCCCAGACCACAACGTCCGCCACAAGTTCCTCAACACCGTGCTCGAGATCCGCGGCGACCTCAAGCCAAAGTCCCAAGGTCAGGGCGAGAGCTTCGAGGAGGTCCTGATGATGATAAGGGCTCGCCGGGTGACCACAACCTGCCCCAGCGTGGAACCACCGGCGTGATGGAGTACACCCTCCCCCTGGCGATCGTCGTTGCTGCGGTGATCTACGGCTACTCCCACATGGCCGCGGCGAAGATCGCGTCGGAGACAGCCGAAGAGGACCTCTCGAGCATGATTGGCTTCGAGACCGACCCGCCGCCTGTGGAAGACGACGAGGAGTGAGCCTCGATAAGTTCCTCGCCCAGGTAGAACGCTGGACGAAGTCCTGCGTGGAGTACGCCGCCGACGTTCTGAAGATCAACACCACCGACGCCACGCTCGAGTATTTCGCATACAACAATATCCAGCTCGCGATGGACGAGATCGTCGCTGACATCCGCGCTCACGGCCGCTTCGTTCGACTCGTAATTCTCAAACTCAGACGCGCCGGCATCTCGACGTGGTACGCCTCGCGGGTGTTCTGGCTCACCAACATGAACCCAAATACGTATGCCCTCATGGTCGCCCACGACCCCGACGCTGCCGAAACTATTTTCACCATGCAGAAGCGATTTTATGCCAATCTGCCGCCGAAAATAAAGCCGCAGGTTCTCTACGACAACCGCAAAGTCTTGGAGTTCAACACGAAGTCCCGCGTCGGTGGGCTCGACTCTGCGATCCGTGTCGCTGCGGCTGGAAAAGAGAACTTGGGGTCGTCGCAGCTCGTTAACTTCGCCCATTTCTGCATGCACCCCGATACGCCGGTTTTGGTGTCAGACGGCCGGCAGAAGAGGATAGCCGACGTCTGTGTCGGAGATCGCGTGGTTACCCACACCGGGGCGACCGCGGAGGTCAACGCCGTCTCACGAACTTCTCACGAGGACATGCCGTCGGGGCGCCGCACGGTGGTTGTCCGACCGTGGAGCGGGCAACCGATCGCGTGCTCCCCCGAACACAGGATTTTCACGGATCGTGGATTTATTCAAGCCCAGCACCTTCAGCCGTCAGATAAACTTTCGATGCCGGTCAGGAAAATTACGAGCATCAGGAGTGTGCTGGACGTCGATGTTGCTAGCCGGGCTCGCCCAGGACGCGGGTGTGACCATCGTCGTGGGCCGGACAAATTCGAGCTGACCCTCGAGACCGGGTTTTTGGTGGGCTACTACCTCGCAGAGGGGTGCGCGAGTAACCACACTCCAAACGGGTGGGCCAGGATAACGTTGGCGCATGCGCCGGGGGAGGAGCCGTACGCAATCCGGGCGTTCAACGCTGCCCGACCGTGGGTAAAATCTGGTGCCCCGGTGTTCAAGACGAGTAACAAGAGCAAAACTTGTTCCGTGGACATTAACAGCGTCACGCTCGCGAGTCTGGTGGTGCGGGAGTTCGGGCGGACAGATTCCAAGCACGTCCCTGACTGGGTGTTCACCGCGGGCGAAGAGTTTTGTCGAGGCGTGTTGCTCGGGTATTTGTCAGGAGATGGGTCGAAAACCTGCTCGGCTGCTCCGGCCCTGCAGGCGACCAGCATTAGGGAGTCCTTGGCGTATCAGATTCGTGACCTCGCGGTCTCTTTGGGGTACGGATGGGGCGCGGTACGGGAGAAGGTTGCGTTCGTAGACGGGAGAGGTTGGGACTGTAAGCGCGCGTGGACGGTCAGCTGGTCCGGGGAGGCGGCACGACGACTGCGGCACGACCTGGGGCTCCCGAAGCTCCCCGATCGGCAGGAGCGCCCGTGGGTGGAGAAGTACGAAGTTCGGGATGACATCGTGTGGATGAAGATTCACAGCATCACAGAGGGGGCATCCTCAGAGTTTGTGGACATTTCGGTGGACCACGAGGACCACAGCTTCAGAACGGCACATTTTTCTGTGTCGAACAGCGAGTTCGCGAAGTGGCCGGGGAGCATTCTCAAGGCGATCATGACGTCCTTGATGCCGTGCATACCGAAAACTGCGGAATCTGAGATTGTAGTTGAGAGCACAGCGTTCGGCGTGGGCAATGCGTTCCACAAACTGTACGTTCAGGCCCGCTACAAGTACAAAATGTACCTCAACAGCGTCGGCGACCTCGCGTGGGAGTGCAAAATCGACCTGAAGGCCCCTCCCGGTAACACTTGGAGCGCTGTATTCATCCCGTGCTACGTCTTCGAGAAGAACCAGCTCGCCGTTACGGCGTGGGAAGCCCAGACTGGCATGAAATTCGAGCGTACGGCTGAAGAAATCTTGATCTGCGAGCTGTATTTGAAGGGCTGCACCGACGCCAGGGCCAACAAGTTCCTCTGCTGGCGCCGGATGTCGATCGCGGACGACTTCAACGGCGACGTTTCACGTTTCAACCAGGAGAACCCGCTGTCGGACCTGGAGGCATTCATATCTTCCGGCGAACCCGCGTTCGACACCCACAGAATCTCAGCTAGACTCGACGCCGCACCGCTCCCGATAGCGCGCTACGAAATTGACCCCGTCACCGGGCAGTTCATGCTGTCCCCGACGGGGCGCCTGTGGGTCTGGGAAGAGCCCAAGGCCGGCGAAGCCTACGCCATCCCGGCGGACATCGCCAAGGGCATTGTCGTCGAAGGCCGGGAGTCCCAGGACGACTTCCTCTCCGATAGCGCACACGACTTTTCAGTTTGCTCGGTTAAGCACCAACTTACCCGAAGGGAAGTCGCACAGTGGCATGGCAAGATCGACCCCGACCAGTTCGGCAGGCTTCTGGTGTTCCTCGCCATCCGGTACAACATGGCGTGGATCATCCCCGAGAGCAACAACCACGGGCACACCACCATCGCGGCGATCGTCGGCAAGCTGCCGGGGCAGATGCGGTACAAGAAGGTCTTCTCGGAGGTCATGGAGCGGCCACCGAACAAGCCCCGGAGGGAGTGGGGGTTTAACACCCGCGGCGGGCCGGATGGTGGTGTGCGCTTCGACGCCGTTAACGCTTTGATCGCCCTCGAGCGCGACGGCAAGGACGGCATCAAGTCGTCCCGTACGCTCGAGGAGATGCTGTCGTACAAACGCAACGCCAAGGGCAAATACGAGGCCGAAGAAGGGCACCACGATGACTGCGTGACGGTTGAGTTCATCGGCGCCGCGGCCATCCCGCTGCTGCCATTGCCGGCCAACGCCCCCCGCAAGGCGCCGCTGGCGGTCCCCGGAGGTGCGCCTTCCGCTCCTGCCGGCCGCGGGGGCCAGGCTCAGATCCACCCGGGGTTCACGTAGGACCTGGGGCAGAATGCCCCACATTGTTACTTTCGGTAACGCAGCAGTAAAACTTCGCTTGACATCAGTGCGGCTCCGTGTTACATAAAGTAACATGGCATTGGAGAGCATGGCGGTCCTGCCGGAACCTGCGACCACCGCGGGGGCTGTTGCCACTAACGACACCCTGACCAACAACCTCGTCGGGTTCGTGCGCAAGCGCTTCGAGAAGGCGCAGACTTACAGGATGCTCGAGGAGCAGAACATGCTCGAGGATCTTCGGGCTTCGCGCTCCAAGTACAGCGCCACCAAGCTCGCGGCCATCCTGCAGGCGACCGGCATGACCGACCCGCCGTACATCGGGATCATCGAGAGCCGGGTCGAGGCGATCTACGCCTGGCTGCTCGACGCCATCCTCCCGCCCGGGCAGTTCCCGGCCTCCCTCGATGCAACTCCTGTGCCAGAGCTGCCGGAGTTCGTCATCGCCGAGATCGAGACCGAGGTACAGAACCAAGTGCTTGACCAAGTGGTGGCGCTGGCCCAGTCGGGGCAGGTCGTCAACCAGGCGTCGATGAAAGCGGCGTACGCCAAGCTCATGGAAGAGGCGAAGGACCTCATTGAGCAGGAGATCCTCGACGAGGCTCGGGAGAGCGCCGAGGAGATGCTCACCGAGATCAAGGACCAGTTCGCTGAAGGCGACTGGGAGTCGGCGTTCCGGCAGGCGCTGCACGACTTTGTGCTGGGGACCGCCATAATGCGCGCCCCGGTACTGAAGTCCGTCCCAAAGTGGGTCAAGCGCATCAACCCCCAGACGCGCCGCGTCGAAGTTACCTACGAGTACGAGACCATTCCCACATGGGAGCGGCTGGTGCCGGCGCGGTTCTATGAGTCGCCGGACTCCACTCGTCACAGTGTGCCGTGGTACGTGTACAACAACAGTTCATCTCGGGCCGACCTGTCAGCACTGCTGGGGGATGACTCGTACAACCAAAAGGCTGTGACCGCGGCGCTGCTGGATTACACGAATGGTTACCGCGAGACCACTTCGGTTGAGCAGGAGAAGGCAACTCTCGAGAACCGCACCAACGTCGGAGACTCGGAGCTGATCGACCGGCTGGAGTACGGCGGGTCGGTGCCGGGGTCGCTGCTGATCGAGTTTGGTGTGACCGACCAGGGGCTGATCCCGGCGAAGGAATACGACGCGCTGGTGTGGGTTGTCGGCAAGCACTGTATTAAAGCCGTGATCAACCCCAATCCGGTGGGGCTCAATAAAATCTTATCCGCGGGATTCCGTGAGGTCCCAGACTCGTTCAGAGGGGTCGGGGTCCCGCGCATTCTGCGGCACATCGCGGGCATTGTGAACCTGGCGGCGCGTGCGATCGTGATGAACGTCGGGATTGCGTCAGGCCCGTTGGTAGAAGCCAGCATGGATCGTGCATGGCCTGGGGAGGACTTCACTCTTCGCCCGTGGGGCGTCTTAAAATCCACGTCGAGCATGATGGAGTCCGGGCGCGCGGTCAATTTTTATCAACCTGACATGCAAACAGTAAAATTGGCTGAGTTGATGGAGTTCGGTGAGACCCTGGCCGATCGGGAGACTGGCATCCCGCGTTCACTGTACGCTGGGGAAAGCAACGCCCCAACTGCTGGCGCCACATCCATGTTGATGTCTGCGGCCGCTAAGGGTGCGCAGGCTGCGGTACGCAACGTCGATGCTGGTCTGATCGTGCCGGCTGTGAAGGCACAGGTTGACTACAACCTTGCCTACGACGAGAGCGGGCGCGAATACGTTGGCGATCTAAGGGTGGTTGCTCGCGGGTCTTCGAGCATGGTTGTCAATGCCGAGACGGTGCTTCGTTTGAAGGAAGTGCTCCGCGACAGCAACAACCCCATGGACAATCAGATCATCACCGCAGATGTCCGCATGGAGCTATACCTTGAGATCGCTAAGAAGCTTGGGCTTGACCCAAAGCTCTTTGGTGATCAGGACGAGCGCGAACGCCAGGCGGAGATGGCGCAGGCCCAGATACAACTGCAGATGGGCGCCCCCACCGGAGCCCCGCGCACCCCGCCCGCAGCAGCTCAGACCGTGGCGGGCTCTGGAATGGCCCAAGGGGCGCAAGGCTCACAGCTCTTCTCATCCCCCGAAGGATCGACGCCATGAGTGGGGCACAGCTTTGTTCGTGCCTTGTCGGGATGAAGGACACCCTTCTTCAAGTTGCACGTTGGGCAAAGCAACTGAAGGTTCTCGAGCGCGTGAAGCCCGCCGAGGGCCAACGGCATGATGTGGTCGATATGGGGTTTCTTAAGCTGCGCGCCGCAGTAGTTGCACAGCCCCGACTGGTGGCGCACCAGGGCGTCAACATAGTTGCGCGGGAGGGCGCGGACCGTGGCGGAGTTAATTCTGCCGCGGCGTCTTGCCCGCTTAGTGGCCCCGAGTGCCTGCGCGCGCAGCGGGTTGTTGGCGTACCAGTCCTTCGACTGTTGTTTCACAGATTCAGTGTGCGCGAGGCAGTAGTTCTTGCGCGCCTGAAGATATTTTTCGCGGTTCGCCGCATAGTAGGCTTTTTTATGCTCCGAGATTTTGGTTTTGTTCTTCGCGCGATAGAGCTTCCCCCGCTCCGAGACTTGTATGCGGTGTGTTGCATGGTAGGCTCTGCATGTGGCGTTGCACGCCTCTTTATTTTTGGTGTATTGCGCTCTGTTCGCAGCGCGTATAATTTCGGGGTTTGCAGCCCCCCACCGGCGCTTGGATTCTCGTTTTGCGGCTTTTTGCTCTGGGGTGAGGTCACACCAGCTCTTGTACTTTCTCTTCGCCGGTGCTATTTTGCTCTCACTCATCTGCAACCTCCCAAACAGGTTGTGGACCCGAGTAGACCACACTGGGTTCGCTCCCCGGTGTGGTCATCTGTTTCAAGCCTGCCACATTTCTGCCCGGCGGTCAAGTAGATGAACGACCTTCGCCTGCACCCCGACCGCGAGCTGACCGAGTTGTTCTGCGCCCTCGGCCAGAACGACCACTTCATCCGGCTGATGAAAAAGTTTTCCGAGCGTGCCGTGGCCCTCGCCATTTGGTCGAAAGACCTCGAGAAGGACGTACACGTCCGACAAGCTCAGGGCCGGGTAGGTGAGCTGGTTGATCTGGTCAATGCGTTCGATGACCGGCACAAGACCCGGGCGATTCAGGCTCAAGTGAAGGACACCCCATGACGACTACCAAATGGACCAGTCGTCTTCGTAGTGAACGACCCGAACCGCGCGTCGTAGCGCATCGGGCAAATGCGAACCCCGGCACCGCCGGAACGCAGAAAAAGGAGTTGCTGTGGATCTGACCTCGTTGACCCCCGAACAACGCGCGCTCGTGCCCGCAACAGTCCTGGCAGCGGCCCAGAAGGTCGCAGACGCTCAGGTAGCTGCTGTGGTCACACCCACCCCGGCTACTCCGGTCGTGGAGACTCCTGTGAAGGAGGAGAGCGCCGCGCCTCTCGAGATCGAGAAGGCCCCGGTAGAGGAGACCGTCGCCGAGCCCCAGGGTAGCGCCCTTGAGGTTCCCCCCGCGGAGACTCCGAAGCCCAAGCCGACGACGATCGAAGAGGTCGCATCGGAGGAGATGACCAAGGAGGGCCGATACCGCACGATGGTCGGCATTCAGCGCGAGCAGGGTCGCCTTCTCCGCGAGTCGCGGGCCGAGGCCGAAACGCTACGCGCTGAGATCGCAGCACTCAAGAAGCAGAACACTGCTGGTGGTCCGAGAGAGGATAAGTCGGCCGCGCAGCCGGCACCCGTGCTCGACCCCAACAGAGGCGCGAAGATCAGAGCTGCCGTCGGCGAAGAGGAGTACGCCGACCTCGTGAGCGAGATCCGCGACCAAGTTCTGCGAGAAGTAGCCCCCGTGCGCGACGAGATCGGCCGGGTGGCGAAGACCGTAGGGGCAACGGCGCAGTCGCAGTTCTCGACCCAGATGGAGGACCTCGTCCACGGATGGGAAGCGATCAACGACGACCCTGCGTTCTACAGTCTTCTCGATGATCGTATTCCCGGAACGACCGGGACGTACCGCCAGGCGGCACTGCAGGCGTACGCCGACAAGGACGCCTTGCGCATGGCCGAGGTGTTCAACGTCCTCATTCCCCAGATGGGTACGGAAGCACCCAAACCGGGAGTGAAGCCGGTGGTCGTTCCGAAACTGGACAAGAAGAAATATTCTGCCCCTCCCGCCACGCCCGCCGCGGGCGCCAAGCTCGAGGAGACCGTGCAGACCGTGAAGTTCAGTGAGAAGCAGAAGCTCGCGGAAGACATTCGCAATGGCGCGTATGAAAGCCGCGACCCCGAGCAGCGGAAGGTTCTGCAGGCCAAGATGCAGAAGGAAACTGATCGGATCAACGAAGCACAACGCACGGGGCGTTTGGTCCCGGGCTAAACTACAAGGAGATTTGCAATGGGCTTTCCTCTCGCTCCTGGTCAGGTTGACCTCTCGAGCACCGGCAGTGTCGGGTACATCCCCGACGTCTGGGCGCCCGAGTTCGCGATCAAGTTCTACCCCAACACGTTCCTCTCGAGCATCACCAACACGAACTACCAGGGCACCCTCGCCAAGCAGGGCGACGTGGTCAAGATCCGCGTCAAGCCGGTCGTGCGTGGCCGCAAGTACATCAAGGGCATGGACATCCGCACCCACAACTCCCTGGACGTCTCGGCTTCGGACTACGTCAGCCTGAAGGTCGAGCGCGGCTGGATGTGGCGCGTTCCGGTCAACAAGATCGACGAGAAGCAGTCCGACATGGACTACCTCTCCACGATCATCACCGAGGGCACGCTGGACTCCAAGTTCGCCATCGAGGAGGAGTACCTCGCCGAGGCGTACACCGCCGCCGCGTCCTACAACCACGGCGCCACCGCCGGCATGAAGTCCTCGAAGTACAACCTCGGCGTCACCGGCGCTCCGATCGCCATCGACCAGACCAACGCCCTGACCTACCTGATGATGCTGCAGGCCGTCGCCACCGAGGCGCGGATGCCGGCGGACAGTGGTCGCTTCGCGGTCATCCCGTCGTGGTTCGCCTACATGCTCGGGATCTCGGATCTCAAGAACGCCAGCTTCACTGGCCTGGGCAACTCCACGATCATCAGCGGTAAGATCCCCGACGTCATGGCGGGCTTCCAGCTCTTCGTGACCGACCTGTACACCGCGATCACCGACGGCGCGCTCTCGGCGGTGCCGATCCTGTTCGGCCACAAGTCGGCCAACACCTTCGCCACGCAGCTCTCGGTTCTCGAGACCGTCCCGACCGGCTCGGACTTCGGCAACACGGTCCAGGCGCTCACGGTGTACGACTGGAAGTGCGTCAACGCGGCTGGGCTTGGCTACGGCTACGCCTACATGAACGCCTAGGACATCTAGGAAAGGAAGGGAGACATAACGATGGCGACTTACGATCTCACCGAGTCCGGCTACGCCGGCTCGCAGGACACCGCGAAGCTCCGCACGCAGTACGTCAAGGTCAATCAGATCCTGGCGGACGGCGACGTCCTTCAGCTCTTCGACCTGGAGAAGAACGAGGTCCCGCTCTCGCTCGCGATGAAGGTCGTCGAGGGCTCGGACGGCACCACTCCGACCTGCGCCGTTGGCTACACCGGCGGCACCACCAACGCGATCCTCGCGGCCACGGCCATCACGGTCGCGGCTGAGGGCACCGTCACCGCGGGCGCCGGCGCCCAGTTCAACGCGGCCACCGCAGCCACCGCGGCGGACACCGTGGACGCTCTGATCGCGGTCACCGGCACGCCGACTGTGGCGTGCGTGCTCGAGTTCGAGCTGATCACCATCAAGACCTCGCTGGTCTAGGAGGAGCCGAGATGAGTCTTCTCAACCAGTTTGACCTTCCCGAGGTGGCGCATCTGCCGCCGCGCGGGTCGAAGGGGTACGCCCCGGGGACGGTTCTCTTCAAGAACACGTTCCCGATCGGGGTGTACGTGAACCACGGCACGAACGTCATGTGCCAGTTCGTGTCCCTGACCCAGGACCCCGCGGAGTTCGTGGTCATCGACGCCGGGAACTTCCTGATCGCGGACAACGACACGGCGGTCGCCCCCACCAGGGCCACGCACGCCATCCGCTGCAACGCCGCCGCCGAGTCCATCGCCACGGTGGCGGTGAACGCCGCGGCCCACCAGCTTTACCAGTGGGCGGTCTCTGGGGCTGACACGATCACCGCGAAGTACCCGGACGCCGGCGCGACCACGTCGCTCAACTGGCTGATCGCCCAGAAGGGTGGCGTTCCGAAGTACGACATCATCTTTGCCGGCATCCACACTTGCGTCGGCACGGATGGGACCGAGGATGTCACCCTGGCCGGCGCCCTGGCGACCGACCTGGCGTTCGTGCAGGAGCACACCGCTGGCGGTACGGCCCGTGCTCTTCACGGCGCCGTCGCCGGAGCCGACAAGATCACGATCACGCTGGCCGGCAGTCCGACCACGGGGTCTGCCATCAAGTACAACTACATGGTCTTGCGGGAGCGTGGCGTGGCCCAGCCCACCCACTACATTCACAAGACCGCGCTGTACACCGCGCTCGACGCCGACACCGCGACGATGAGCATTGCGGACGCCGCTGTCAAGACGACCGACGTGCTGTTTGCGATGATCGCCACCACGGATGACACCGACAACGTCGTTGACGTTCGGTGCGCCGCGGACGGCACGATCACGCTCATCGCCTCCGCCGATCCGGTCACGGACCACACGTTCCAGTATTTCGTGATCCGGGCACTGTAGGTAAACAACTCAATCGAGCCCCGGGGCCTGAAAAGCCCCGGGGTCTCATGAGGAGATTCAAAGCATGGCGACGTGGGAAGAACAGGAAGCACCTCCTGAACAGGAGATCGTGCCTCCCTGCGTGTTTTTGGTCAGGGTCGGACAGAAGCCGGACTTCGTCGGGCGCTCCAACATCTTGCCGTACACGGAGGCTTTGGCCCGGCGCTCGCACGAGTGGCGCGCGCTCGAGGACCGTGACGGCGTGCCGATCGCGAAGCTGCCGCCGATGGGACCCAGCGGAGGCATCAACGCCGGCATACCTGGGGTCCCCAAGAAGCCCAGTGTGGTCGGCGCCCCTTCCGACATTCGAGAGATCAAGGTGTTCGACGCCTTCAGCCAAGCCAGTCTTCAGGACAAGCGGGCCGACGGCGTGCCGAACGTGAGGTTCGTCAGGGAGGTCTCGGGGCTCGAGGACATCACCGGCCCCGAGGTCACGGAACTTTGGGAGAAGTACCAGGAGGCCGAAGGCAGATGAAAAAGCTCGCTACTCTTCTCGTAGTGTTCGCGCTGCTCGTCACGAGTGGAGTGGCGCTCGCCGCTGGGACCGTCGTGCTCACCACCACCGACAACGTGATGGGTCAGGACGTCGTCATCTACACCTACACCATGACCGCCGACTCAGCCGACGGCAGCTTCCCCGCCACCGCGAGTCGGCCCATCGACGGCTGGATCATCCGCGTCGAAACGAACCCCGGCGCCACGGCCCCGACGGCGCTCTGGGGCCTGACTTTGCTCGACCAGGACGGGCTCGACGTGATGGGCGGGGTCATCGCTGCGGGCGCCACTACTGGCAGGTCGGCAACAGCTACGCAGCACGTTATGGCCCCCCAGCCCTACGTCCGAGGCGCTGTCACGATCACGCCGACAGGCAACTCCGTCAACTCCGCAGTCGTCGTGCTGCGCATCACGGTGCTGCGGTAATGAAGACGCCGAAGATTTTCGCCCTGATTTTCGCCCTGCTTCTGGTCGCCGCTACGGCCAATGCTGGCGACAAGATCATCAACCTGCCGTCGGCCTCGAGCGTGCCCGGCAACACGGCGCCTGAATACGTCGGCCCCCTCACCGTCGCCGGCCCCCTCACCATGACCGAGAGCCTCGGCCCCGAACTCTGGCCGACCGCTTGTGGCAGTTTCACGCTCGGCACTGACTGGACGTGTTCCGCCGGCCCGGTATTCCCGCACGCCACACCGTTCACCGGGAGCCTTGTCTCGGTCACGAGCGCGCCGTTGACCACGGGGAGAACTTACAAGGTTACATACACCATGACCCGCACGGCTGGTGCTTTGCAGGTAAACGTCGGCGGTGTCGCTGGTGCTGTCAGGTCGGCGGCAGGGACATACACGGATTACGTGCCTGCTGGTGCCGCTGCTACGCTGAACTTTCAGGCAACGGCAAGCTATAACGGCACGCTGTCCGCCGTCTCCGTCAAGGAAGACCTGAGCGTCATCACCCCCTCCGCAGGCCCGGTCAGGCTCTACAAAGAACTCGCCAACGCCACCGCGAACGAGGCCGCCGTGAGCATCGTCGCCAAACAGACGGGCGCGGGGGGGAATAAGACGGCGCTGCGTGTCGAAAGCATCGGGAGCGGGACGGGGACGGAGTATATTCAGGAGTGGTATGCGGATGGGGTGCGGAATGCGTCGATTACAGCCCCCGGGACGTATTATTCAGCTACCGGGTCATACGGTAGCGGCGGCGGCATAGCGCTTGTCCCAACCGGGGCATCGGCAGCAAGTATGCTCGTGACGCTGAACAGTGCTACAAATGCGTCCACCTCAGGCGCCATCGTCGCCACCAAAATCGCCCCCACCTACAACCAAGCCTCCGGCACCGCCGCCAACACCGACCTCCTCATCTCCCGCACGGAAACCGCCCTCGGCAGCGGAGCGCAGAAGATGATCTCGCTGCAAGCCGGCGCGGCGGGGACGACGGAGGTGTACTACATCGACAATGCCGGGGATAGTTCCGGCATTGGGAATCACTCGACCTCTTCGTCTTTTCTTTCCACGAGGGCGGCGCTCGGGTCAACCCCCGCGTTTCGTCACTCGGGGACGGCAACGTCATGGGGGAATGTATTCGCGGATACCGGCACCGTCGGCGTCATGAACGGCTCCGACGTGCTGAACATCTTCGACGCCGCGATCACCAACTCCAACCACACGGGCACCGGCAACGAGGTGAACGGCTTCAACGCTGGCGCGATCACGGGGGACGCGGAGGCGACGGAGAGCGCGGTTAAGGTGGGGACGGGGTGGGACTACGAGATGGCCGGCCCCGGCGTGTTTAAGAAGTCATTCACCAAAACCCCACTCACGAACAACAGCGCCACGGACCTCTTCACCGTTACGCTTGCCGCTGGCGAAGTCGTCACCGGGAAACTCTTCTACGGCCTCAACGTGACGGGTGGCACCAATGACCTTCAGGCGCATTCCGGCGAGCTTACATTCGTGTGCGTCAACAAAGGTGGCACGGTCACGAAGGACATTGACGAGGTGTACCTAGCGGCCTCCGAGACGGTCATTGTGACTGCCGGGACGTTTGCCGATACCTGGGCGATGAAGGCGGGTGATGTCTGCACGGTGACGCTGAACATGGACTCGAACCTGTCGAGCGCGGTCAACACGGTCATTGGCGAGATCATGATTCACAGTGCCAAGCCGATCACGCTGAACTAGCTATGACGCGCCCCCGCTACCTCCGCGCCGCCCTCCTCGCCCTCGCCGTGGCTATCGCTGCGGCGGTCGGTCTGATGTGCAGCGGGTGCGCATCTCACGCCGAAGCAGGGTCGTTACAACCCGCACTCTCCGGCGCGGTTCTCGCAATTCCTGCCCCAGTCTTGTGCCTCCGCTCGCGCGGCATAACAAGCGAGGTGCGAAAGCTCGTGGTCCAGCGCGGACAGATCGGGCGTGACCTGTACCGTCATGTACGCCGGGATCGCCACACCTGCGCACCATCCCGTATTGCTCGCCGTACACTCGAAGCACTGGTTTCCAGCCGAGCAGATGGCCGGAGTTCTGATCGCTACGGTCGGGGCGAGCTTACCGGAATACCCGTTGCATTCGCAGGCCACGCGCCACGCTTCTTCGATTCGGTCGAGGTCCACGGGGTAACCGTTGGCCTGCACGAAGACCTCACGGCCAGCGTCTGGCCCTGCCGGGCTTTGCGCGCAGCCGGTCACGAGCAGGGACGCGAGCAGGGCGATTGCGGAGACGATCATTCCGTTGCGGGCGACAGTGCGGCGGTTCATGGTGGCTCCTCCGTGGTTGAGTGTGTTCATGTCGGCAGTATCAGCTCTGCGCTGATAAATGTCAAGTTGTCAAAGTCGGGAGGCGTCCTGTGAGCACACTGCTTCAGATCGTGACGAAGGTCCGCGGGGATCTCGACGACACCACGGGTGACGAGGACTCCTATGGGTGGTCGTCGGTCGAGCTTACGAACGCCCTAAATGAGAGCGTCAACGAGATGTGCCGCAAGCTCCGGCTGATCGAGGACGCCGACACCGCGGCGATCTGCACGCACGCCCTCCTGGCGAACGGCCACACCCTCACGCTGTCGCCGCGCATCACCGGGATCGAGCGCGTGGAGCTGAACTCTACTGGAGCTGTTCTCCCGGTGGTCGAGCACGTACGAGAAATGGACGTCCGGTTCCCCGGATGGAAGACCGCCGACGCCAGCGTTCCTCAGTATCTGATTAAGAGCGGCCTCGGCACCGGCAAGGCCCGGGTGTACCCAGCCACGCTGCTGGCGGACACCATCAACCTGACGGTCCACCGTCTGCCACTCGTGGACCTCGACTGGGCGACGGACCAGGCGGACGAGCCCGAGATCCCCAGCACGTACCACGACCTGCTGTACCCTGGCATTTTGTACCGGGCCTACGACAAGCGGGACGTCGATACGTACGACCCGCAGAAGTCCGCCGAGAATCTCACGAAGTGGCTGGCGAGCATCGAGGAGTTGAAGTCCGCAGAGCGCTATCGTCAGGCGACGTGGAAGGTAGTTACTCCCCACGCCGGGAACCTCTGAGCATG